CGATGAGTCAATCTGAGCATAGTAACCTGATGAACCTATCTGAGCAGAGTCGCCCGATGAGTCAATCTGAGCATAGTAACCTGATGAACCTATCTGAGCAGAGTCGCCCGATGAGTCAATCTGAGCATAGTAACCCGATGAACCAATCTTAGCAGAGTTGCCTGATGAGCCAATCTTAACAGAGGCGTCTGATGAGCCAATCTGAGCATAGTCGCCTGATGAGCCAATCTGTTTTCTTCTTTCTTTGTTGTCGTTCAACGCACCATCTGCCTTAATTTTAGATGGTGATGTAATATCTTTCAGCCACTCGATACCTATATTAATGATGTCAGTCAGCTTCAACTCAGCCTTAATCTTGATACAAGAAGAGCATACCTTTGTTGAATCTTCTTCTTCTTCAATCTTACCAGACTGTTCTACCTCTGCAAAGCGAGAGTTGAGCATATCGTAGTAGTCCCATATTTCCATTGGAAACTTGCAAGCATAGAAACCTCGTTTACAACACTCGATTTCCCCGTTCATTTCGTATTCTTTTCCGACTTCGTATTGAAAGTCTCGACATTTCAAGTTTCTGTCGAAGCCTTTATAGGCTATTATTTTGTTCTATTCTGCCATAATCAATCCTCCTTATATGGTTCGGTTGTACCGAGAAGATGTTTGGTCTCCTCGTTGTAGGGAATACATTGAGCATAGCAACAGGATAATGTTGCGTAAGGGTAATCATCATCTTCTTCCTTGCTCTTGAATCCGAAAAGATTCGGCTTCCAATAATCCTGTTCACTATCCCTTACAAGGACCTTGTCGAAGGGCTGCAGCATGTGGTCGGAGGAATTAGCGGCCTCTTTTCCCCTGAGAAGTTCGTCGATTTTCTCTTTTACCTCACGAACACGGGATTCATTTTCCACCTTGGTGTACAACAAGGTGTCCTGAAAACAGTGTGTTATAAGTTTTTCAGAGGTGGTAATGCCTCTGGATGCCTCAAATTTCATGTACCCGTCATCCAAAAACCTCTCAAACATAAGGAATTTCGGGAATAAGCTATCTGAGGCATCTTCGAGAATATCACCTTTCTTCCATGCGAATTTAGACCAGTCCTGCATTTCCTTTGAAGGAAAGAGGGTTGTTTCCGCGCCATCATCTTCATAACCGGTATTATATTTACCCTCTTTCGTAAAATAATGAACGTTTTGTTTTCTTACCGCAATAAGACTTCCCGAGACACAAGGAACGGTTACTTCCACCAGTGATAAGCTACCAAAGACTGGAGACCACAATTTAGTTTCATAAGGTTTCCCCTCAAGTATTTTTGCGATATTCAAATTATCTGTTTCCATATTCTTATTGTTTTTCAAAAGTTAATTGTTCAATATACATCTATACGGACAGCGAAGGATTGCCTATCTTGTCGGGCAGTATATTATGTCTGCAACCGTTTATCCAGGAATACAGGTTGATATAACCCTTACGCTCCATATTGTCAACGTTAGCGTCGCGCCATTCAGCATACTGTTCATAAGATAATCCCGACCGAAGGATAAGCACCATTTCTTCAGGAGTAAGAAAATCGCTATCCGCGAAATCGCAAGTGCCACCCGGCTCGTCGCCTATCCAGTACCAGTTGTCACGACCGCCATTAAACAGTACCTTATTGGTAATCCGTGCAAGGTCGTTACACGCATCGTTGAAACGCTGGATAACCGAAACGACATCGGCTGTAAGTTTATCATTCTTTTTGTTCATAGTTGTCACATTCGTTTTCAGTTCTATATTCTACATATTGTTTCTTAGACAGGCAATACCCGCCGTTTATCATGTTGCGGACATGCCTGCATACCGGACAGAGATTGTTTCGCATAACGCTCACTCTCTATTCAGTAAATTCTGCTTTATATCCTCATACATTGCCATTTCAACCTTCTTTCCGTCATAATGTCCCACGGCAAGCAGCTGTCCGTTCTCCTCGGTAGCATGCTTCGCCGATGGCGCATTAGAGCGGATGATGAAGATGTCGAACTCGTGGATGCAGTCAAGTTGCTCAGGGGGAATCGGCTTCATGTTTGTACGTGCCTCCTGCCGTATGCGGCGAATGTCGTTTTTGTCGATGTCGGGATATTTCTTCTGTGCCTCACGCACCACCTTTGTTTCGGTGTCGATACGCCGACGTTCATAGTCCTCACTGATAAGATTGAAATTCTGCCATTCCACCAGAATATCGAGAAAGTTTCTGAAGCCTTTCTCGCCTTGAGTCATTTGTGCAACGGCAAGGCTCTCCTCGATAAGCAGTATTTTCTCCTTTACCTGCCAATGAACCATCCCCCGGCGGTTAAGCATCGTGACGAGAGCGAGAGCCTTTGAAAGCCTACGCAAGTTACGCTGCTCTTTCTTTTGTTTACTAAAAGGATTCCACATGATATTTATATTTTAATGAGTTATAAACCGTGTTCCGTCTACCTCCAATACCAGGATGTCGTTCACCACACGTATCTCTCCCGATGGAATGAACTGCACCTTACGTTGGTGGGTCAATGTGTTTACCGAGAGGCACACACATTGACCCTCATCGACATGCCCTGTCTTTGTGACAAACTTGATATAGAACGGATGCCGCGCCACCTGGGTGGCGGTCTGAGGATGCACATAGCCCGTGACGAGCTGCTTGCTGCGCGGGTCTATCCACTGCCATTTCTCTGTGTATGCCCGCAGATTGGTATATGACTGTTTTGGATTCTCTCTCATAAGGCTTAGATGTTAGTAAATGAATAATGATCGTGTGGTCCGTCAGACTCTCCCTCCTCCTTATAGGGTGGAAACCGGCAGTCGAGAAAGAGACGAAGGTGAGTATTCGTCACCTTGCGCTTATCCTTATTCACTTGCTGTCGATGGCGCAGTACGTCGGGCAGGAGAATGTTACGGAGAGGATTACCCCAATCAAGCGTTTGCGACGCAAGGCGATAGTTGGGGTAGAACATCAACACGTAACGCTCAAGGGCAGGACAGGGGCGGTCGGACATGACTCCGCTTATCGTGAGTGCTCTATCCTTATTATATAGCACCAGGTGAGCGGTGGTGTCCGACACGTCCTTTGTTCGGGTGTACAGAATCCTGTCCGAGTATTCTGCCAAACACTTCTTGATTATATCGTCGCACTTCCTCGCCGTGGAGAGCACGAGAGTAGTTATCCATTTTCGTTCAAAGCACTGCTGAAGAAAAACGCAGGTGTCGGTGTTCATTGTAGGCATGGCGAGCACCATTACGTGCGGATCGATAAGCAGATAACTCACGGCGCGATAGAACTTCTCCATCGTCACGTCGCCGTGGGTATAGAACGTTAGCATGCGCTGCGGAGCCTGCATCACAGCCTTGGGGAGTTTCTTGTCTACACAGCAGGGGGGAATGAAAAGAAGAGTATCGTCCATGAGATTTTACTATTTATTAGTTATTAATTATTAATTGATTAGTCGTTAATTACGACGGGCATTATGAGCGCAAGCACTGATGGCGATGGCTCATCGGCGGTAAGCACGGCAGCACGGGTCTTGTCGGAGAGCTCCATGCGGATGGCGTCTCCCGGCACCGCACTTATCGTTGAGCGGAGGTGAACACCGTTGAAGGCTATATAGAAGCCATCCTCGCATTGGGAGTTATGAAGCAGCACCTGGTCGGATGCCGAAAGTGAAAAGTCTGCATTGTCGGCAGAGATATTGAAGAACATACCGTCCTTGCGCAAGATGACGCTATTGTCCGCTTCAGAAGCAAACAGTCCTACTCTCTTCAGGATAGCAAGCATTTCCCTTTTGTCGAAGACGACAAAGAACGGATTGCCACGCGGAATTACAGCGTTATAGTTGGGGTATCTGCTCTCCAACGCCTTGCAGATATACTCTATGTTGCCGGAAGTAAAGCGGATAATGTGGTTGTCGCTCTCAACGGTTATCTCCTCGCAATTCTGGAAGGCCGCAAAAGGTTTGAAATAACTCATGTGGAGGATTATCTTCTCCGGCTTGCCACTACGGAAGAAGTCGTAACCGTTCTTTGCGGGGTCGTTGCTAAGAGTTTGTTTGAAGAGCCTATGACCGTCGGAACCCACGAAATATACAGAAGAAAGATCGTCGGAAACATCAATACACAGACTGCTCAATGCCGGACGGATTTCGTCGTTTGCCAAGAAGTCCGTCACTTTTGACAGGACGTCGCCGAACAATGCCATCGGCAGGACTATCTTTATGGCATCTTCGCCTGGTGTAGTAATCTGTGGAAACTCGTCGGCATCCAGCCATGTGAGCTGTGCTTTACCGGTCTTCACGTTGTCGTCAGCACCATGACAATACTCTACCGCGAGCGAATGGTCGTCGTTGAAGGTGAAGTTTACGGTGCAGTCCGGCAATGTGGCGAGGAACGGCATGATGAACTTGATAGGCAGCACGACGGACTTGAATGTGCCTTCCACGATACTCAGAGGGGCAGGGATGGTAAGACGTGAGTCCGATGTTGCCGAGGTGAAATAGAACCCACCGTCAGCATGCTGCGTCAGAAGCACATTGTCAAGAATGGCAATGGTATTTTTGCTTGCGATACAACGTGCTGACTTCTGAAAAGCGATGTTGAGCTCGCATGATGATTTAGCTTGAAGTTTCATATTTGTTTATTCTTATCGTTTATAATGTTTTAGAACGGCAGGTCGTCTTCGCCATATCCGTCTCCGTCAAACGGAGTGTTCTGCTGTCCGTCAGCCGGTGCCACATACGCCGTAGCACTACCTGCAGTCTGATAAGCCTGCTGCGGATAAGGAGTCTGCTGTGCGGTTGGCTGTGGTTGATAGAGCATTGCTAACCGTTTGTTCATCCTGTTGCGGATAGCCTTGAAGAGATGGGTGTTCTCGTCGGTAGGGTCCTGGTTGACAATATCCGCATCGCGCTCCTTGTTTGCCTCCTTCACCTGCTCCACAAGTTTAGGGAATCTTGCTACTATTGCCTTGATATAGTCTGCGGAGAACGACAGCTGCATTTCGTGTGTCGGCACTGTCACGTCGCTGTCGCCACGCTCCTGTGCCGAACGGCGTACAGCGTTTTTGTACTGTTCATTGAGAGGCCAAATGCTTACACGCATCTTAGCTAACGTACGGTCCGGATTCTTAGGATGCTGCTCCACTTTGATTTCATTCAGGTCTGCCGGAATGCAGACGTACACTCTCTTAGGGTTGTTCTTGTCGATACCCTTGAACACCTGCGCTCCGTTTAGCGAGAGCAGGTCGATGTTGCCATTGTAACTTGCCATTTTTTAGTTATTAATTATTAGTGATTAATGATTAGCTATTGGTGATTATTGATTAATTGTTGGTGATTATTTACTAAAATAATCTTGCTCTGCTGTCTTCCATATCATCCATCGTGCGCACCTTGTGCCATTTCTTGATTCTGTTTTTCGGTGCATACACCGTTGACAGACTGAGATATTTACCGCAAGCGAGGTGCAGCGGACTGATATTGCCGCCGTACAGCGGAGAACTCTGCTCCCTACAACTGCAATTTATCTGGTCGTAGGAAAGGCAAAATTCACATTTAGGGGGGTGAATGTTCGCATAATAGAAATCTTTATCTGAAATTAACAATAAAAGGAGGTAGAGGATTTCTCTCCAATGCCTCAATCCGTTCTATATCGTCAAGAGAATAACTCTCAGCACAATATTCATCGAAGAACCTGTTCGGCGTCTCTCTCGGATAATCCGCAACAGTCTTTCCTTCTGCATCAATTTTGTCATAATCGGTATAACGACCTTTACAAGGCGTAAACTTCTTTATGTCTTTAGGCGTAAAAACAACCAGAATCTCGGTATTGACGATACCTCTCAATCGACGTATATCTTTTTCTGCCTGTTTTTCATCACCTATTCCGAAGCAGAAGCCTTTTGCCGTAGTTGCCGAACCTCGCTTTATTCTATGGTCGGTGGTATTCAATAAGGTCCAACCTTTGGCTAACTGGGAAAACTCCCCATAAGACATATATCGGTATAATTTCATACTCTAAAATATTTTAAGTTAAACAGTTCTTTCGGTTGTCGAAACGGCAACAAGAAATCACCCTTTATCTGTTTTATCATCTATTTTCAGTTTCATTCTTTCGTCCTCAATATACTCATTACAGTATTCTGCCGGAACATAGGTGTGGGCGAAGAACTATGACGCTCCTACCACACGCAATGTTTCACGCTCATTGAGCACTGTATGGAACTTTTTCTTTATGAATCCAAAGATAATGTCTTTTGCCGTTACCACATCATAAGCCCACACAACAAAAATGTCGCCTTTGTGGATTCCCGACGGGTGCTTGTCGGTAGGTTCGTAATGGTCGGCGTCAATAAAGGTAGCCTTCACCTTAAACGGCTCCTTCTTAGGCGCATCGGAATCTTCAGCAAGAGCTTTTTCCTCTTTTTCAATATCCTCGTTCGTCCTTCCAATAAAACGGATGTTATTCAATACTTCAACCTTGGTAATATAGAAGTAATTCGTTAAATCACTATCGTTAAACACCTGCTCAAACGCTCCTTCGGCATAATCTGCGGCAAGATCTACGGCGCGACGCAAAGAGTTGGAGCGAACAATCAGTACAGCGTTACGTCCATTGGTGCAATGCAGCGTAACCTTAACATGGCGAACGATGTGCCACTCGGTAAATTCTTTGGCTCTGAGAAGTCCGTCCGTAACGGTCACTTCCTTTACGCCTGCGGCTTGCAGGTCTTTCACGTTCTCCTCGTCGAGTATTTTTCCTCGCTCAAAGATAACCTCACTACGCTCAATATCTACCTTCTCTTCGGTGTCCTCGTCAATAAAGGTCTCCATCTGGGTGTTGCATGCTCTCTCCACGAGGGTTTTACCAACAGCCTTTTCTACAGGCAGTGTCTCCACCACGTAATCCTTACGCAAAATAATCTTCTCCATAAATCATTTTCTTTTAATGTTAATATTAGAATGGCAAATCCTTGTCTTTTATCTGACTGACGGTATTTGCCGCATTATTAATCTCACTGCTTCCGCCATAACGTTTCCCCTGCTTGCGCGACATAAAGTTCTCCCAACGGGTTTGTTCTTCGTCGGTAAGGGAAACTATATTACCATTGTCATCACGATATGGCAGTGGATCGGGTTGCTCCGCGTAAGCACGGGCAATGCGCTTCAGCTCTTTATAGTCTTTCGGTATTTCGTCCTTGCCGGGGCGGTAGAAGAAGAACACATGCTTAGAGGTCTGAAGATAACGAATACATTTCATTTCTACCGTCTTGTCATTCTCCCACTCTCGACCTGAGAAGTACTCCTGTGTAACCCACGCCTGTAACTTGAAACACTTGCGGTGCTTGTCAGCATCGTTCTCGAAAAGATGCTTAGGGTTGCAGGTGATACCCATATTCTCGCAATAGTCGTATATCTTCTTCTTGAAGGTGGCTCGGCTATACTCCTTCGATTTACCCTCGGAGGCATCAGCCCACTCACGCATAAACTCGTTAAACATATCGTCGGTACAGATAGGCACTCCATAAACCTCGTTGCGAGAAAAGAAAAACTCGAAATAGTTCACGATAGTCTCGGTGAGCTTCTGTACCATCTGACGGCGACGCACATTCTCCTGTGGTGCAATGGCAAAGGTATGGTAGCGCATGAGGAACTGAACTGCCAAGGCACAGATATAGATAATCTGATTGCGGTCAGCATCGGACAGGTCTTCGGGGTTCTTGCTAAAGCCTTTCAGTATATCGCTCATCATGCGTGCCGGTTGTCGTTTTTGCGGATTCTCACGTGCAAAACGGTTTGAGAAACTAACCAGCGGAAAACGACCTATCGTAGACGAAGCATCATTAGACAATGGATAGTTTGATGTAATAACGTGTAGAGGCGAATCCTTCATCTTAAAGGAGATAGCATCACTATTCTTCCGCTCGGCATTCGTTCCACCAGTTATCTGAACATAGAAGTAATCCAACGGAAAACTTCTCGGTTTGTCTTCCCAATGAACCACTCTGAACTTGCCCGGATATTTTATAATGTCCGTCAAAACAAAACGAGCATCACCAATATCCTTAAAGTGTCGCATATCGACTCTGAACACATTGACGGCAGTACCGACGAAAGTATTTATAACCCATGACTTGCCGGAGCCACCTGTTGCCTGTTTCTCGTCAGGAATAGAGTCTTCCAACAAGTAAGGACAGACATTCTCCATTTTATCCCAAGTGCGGAAACACACACGACCGATACCCGAAATCATATTCACAAAATGGCTGTTGATAACCGTCATATCGTCCACAGACATCTTTTGCTTGTTGCGAATAACATCCTGCTCCTGTTCCCACAAAGTGTTGGCGCAACCACGAATGATACGCAATACCGGCCATAGGTCCTGCTCACGCTTACCGTTCCAATCCACTTGCCAACGATATGTCTGCGCCCACTCAGCCAGTTCTGCTTTCATCTGTCCTATCTCTATGATAGAGAACACCGGCAAACCGTCCTCGTTGCGCATAGCCTCCTTGGCTTCAATAGACTTCTTCTTGTCAATATATTCCTGACTCTCCCTTATGGAGAATGGAGGGCTGAACACGCGCATCGTGAAGTCGTATGGCTTACGAGCCAAAGCCGGAATAAAAAAGTTGATATTGTCGTAATCGACAGGCAAAATCATATCGGGAGTAATCTTCAGAGCTACATTACGGAAATAGAAATATTCCGTCTTGGCATCAAAAGCGTCGGCAAAATCAATCACCATAGATAGCAAACCGCCCGCGCTCTTTTCAGAAAAAGTCTTGTCTACCATATTGGCACAATCCGACATAAGGCGTCGCTCGGTGTCACTGTGTCGCCAACACTGCTCGATAAAGTCAAGTAACAAATCTTTCATTGCCTGAATAATGCTACTACTGACGATATACTCAACAAAGCAACGGTCGAGGTGTATATACTGTCCTACGAGGTCGGTACTCTCCGGATCCACCATGCGGTAATATCCGTGCGCACTCATAAAAAGCCACACCTTAGAGGGCGACACCTTACATGTAGGCGGTTTCGGTTTTCCACTACGAGGGTCGCGTGGATATTCTATCTCGAATGGGTTAGTATTCTTGGCTCCACGCAAACGGCTATATAACGGTATGCGAATGTCATGGTCGAACTTAAAGTTATCCTCGTCAGTCATGTGGTAGGCAATCATATAGTCACGCACACTACGAGGCGAACAACCATATAGCCATTGCCACCGTTGGTTATAACGTGAGCGGAACGCTTCGGGTAGCATTGCATAACAGAGATCACCGAACTTAGTGGCTATCGCTCCACAATCTCGCTGCGAGGCGATATCATTCGGATAGAGCATTACAATACGCTCGGCAAAGCGATTCATTTTTTGATACTGGATAGGCTTAAAATCGATAGGGTCCAACTTCCACTTTCCATGGTCGATATACCAGAAATTGTTTCGCCCTATAGAGAATGCCACATGATACCAACAGTTGTATTGAAAATGCTGGTCTTCTGCCTTGTCGATACGCAAGGAGCGCATAGCATAATACACGCTCAATGCGTCTTCGGGTGTGCGACAAAACACGATATTACGAGCCTTTATCTCGTTAACGGGTATCTTGACTTCTATTCTCCTAAACGTGCCTTTCGGTTCTCCATCCTTTGTCTCGTTTTCTCTCCAGTCCTCATAGGTCTGTGTGTATCTTTCTTCTGGTTCAAACTTTTCAATGGCTGCATGAACGGCAGTCGTTGAGCTATCACGATGATCCATAGCATAAGTGAACACCCTGTCGCCCATAAGCCAACGGCTCACCTTGCGTACACTGTGCTCTTCGCAAGTAGAGAACACTATCGGTTCGCCTTTCATTGCCGGACGGAACAGGCAGCCGCAAGAACCTTGTGGTGCTATCACGTCGGTGGCGAAACATACAAATAAAGGATTCCATGGTGTGCCGTAGATTATCTCGCTCACCTGTTTACCCTCACGCACCACATGGGGCAGCGTTACGCTATCTACAGCATAGATGCGGAAATCCCTGTTGAGCATGTCCGTAGTAAAGTCCTTGCCGAAACCAAAGGTAGGCAGACCTTTTACCAGTGTCACCTCACAGCCCAACGCAGCAAGTTCCTGTGGGTTGAAGTCCATCTTCGGCATGAACGAGAAGGTATCTATAGTCTGTGGCGCAATAGTACGATAATCCATCTTGCCAAAGAGCATAGGGAAAGCAGCTCTCGTATCTTCCTTGTCGCCATAAACCCTTACCGCCAAATCCCGGCAAAGACGCAACAGACTGGCTCCGTGCATCGGCAAGTTGCGCATGGCTGCATAAAGTTCCAATGCGCCATACCCCTGCTTGCCAGTCTTCGTACACTTCCAATGTACCGCACCATGCTTTGCCTGGGTATCATCATCAACCCCTACCCCATTATACAGGCCACCACGCTCATCATTATAAATGATGAAATGTGGCGTTTGTCCAGCATTCGCACTGCCATCAAACTGTAGGGCGTCATCCTCCGCACCCTTCTTCTGGCAGAAGGGACAGAAGCACGCTGTCTGACCTTGGAAGTGTTGCTCGTCGGCTGGCTTCACAAGGAAAGTCAGGTCGATATTGGCAAGACGGTTTATAATTGGATGGAATTGCATATAGTTCTTTTTATATATAAAAGGACTGTCGGCAATGTGTCTGTATCAGACATAAACGCCCCGAAGCCTTTAATCCTTAGCGAAATATAAGATACGTGATATATTATCACCCACACTGCCTTCAGTCCTCTTTTTTTAGTTTATAGATTTACGAAAGTATTGAGCTTATAGTATCTAACCTTGCAGTTGCAGATTCTCTTTATGTGAGCTACCAGCAATACAGTAAGCTCACTGAAGGAGATAAACTGCTCGTTGATGCCGATAATTCGTACCGCCACCCTCCAGTAACATTTTCCATTGCGTCGGCGACAGGAATGTTCGTTGCTGATAATCATATCCTGGACACTGCCGTTCATCACGTTAAAGATAAACTGACAAGCATCTCTTATCAACTCAAACGGCGCTTGAAAAAGTAATACCCGCTCGTCGTAATTGTCCCCACGCAAAGCCTCGGTATAGGCAATACGATGGATAAGAGCATAGGGCGAGGTACGTCCGTCCCGTTTTATATTTTCACGGTTAGGAGTGTAGGGCTTTGAGAAGATGTGACTATAGACCCGCTTTCCCATTTTATGCTTTTTCAGAAATGTTCAAACTGCTCAGATATTTCATTATTTGCCACGTTGAATAGATACTACGTTTGCAATCATAGACAGGATTGTGCGGCTCGCCAGGTCCGTCGTATTCATCAACCAACCTGCAAGCCCTGCTGCAATCAAACTCCCCACCTGCCTTGTCGCAGACAATTTTCGCACCTTCCATAAAGAATGTGCGGTGGTCGCGGAAATTCTTGTAGCTGACAGGACTCTCGATACCATATTTGCTGCATATATTCTTTAATATGGCAATATCAAAATCAGAACCTTGTGACCACAACTTTACTTCTTTGGTAGAAGTTTCGTCTTGCACATACGCGATAAAACTAAAAAAATCCTCTATGACGCTATCTATCGACTGTAGAGGTTTTTCGTCGTAATCCAACAATGACTTTTTTACATCATCGCCCTGTGTTGCCCACCATTCCGATGTCTTTCTATCAAAGGTTAGTCCATCAATAAATGATGATCGCAGGTCAACGTGACGATAAAAAAAGTAACCGTCGGAAAGACCGTCCGTAAAAGGATCGTCTTCCGCCGCGGCATTCCATGCCACAGCTCCGATGCTCATCACGGCAGCCGTGGGGCACAAGGCACAGGTTTCTAAGTCAAAGGTTATATTCAATTCACCCATAAAATACTCTATTTTTTAATTAACAAATTCTTCGATAATGGCTTTCACGCCCTTTAATTCCCAAGGTTTCCAGTCATCCGCCTTGAAACGGGTACGGACTGTCATCTGGGAAGACATGCCCAGTTCCGACATCCTATCACAAAGAACCTTTCCCATCTTTAGGTTTGTGACAAGTTCGTAAAACTTTCTGTCGTTATATTCTGAAGAGAGTGCAAGCACAGCACCATATCCTCTGCTGCCTTCCTCTCCTTCCGGTATATTATCGGTATTACTCTTCTCTTTTACAAGAAAAGAGTCTTTTATATGCGACACTCCCATAATCTCCCACTTGCAGAATCCTTTGTTGAAGAACCTGTTATAGCAGGTTGATTTAGGCATGCCATACCCCTCAAACAAGACGTATAGCCTTTTTTTCTCTTCGGGGGTAAGTTCTGTAGCAGATAATATACCGCCGTCAAATATTTTCTTCCAAATATTCTTGGTCATTCAAATGATAAATTTTATATTTGTATGCAAAGATAGCGCATATTACACGACTATCCAATAATATTACCATTTTTAACATAAAAAATTATTCGAATATCATACAATTTAAAATTTAACAAAATGAAAGAGCATAACATCGTGTACAATTATGGGTTTCTCGCCGACTGGATGCAGGCTAACCCATCTATTAAGAGAAACGAGATTCTTCAAAGCATGGAGATGAGTGACTACAACACCTTGCGCAACTGGGTGGATGGTATAACAATGCTCCCGCTTACACAGCTGATGAAATTCTGCAACCGCTTCAATATTCCCATTACTGCATTCTTTCTGGATGAGAAAGCCGACGACACATCAATCATAGCACCTATCACACCAAGCTCTATGATTGAACCTGCCAGAGGATGGCCCGACTCCAACCGGAAGGCAGGTATCAAGGTGTGCGACCCACGCTCTAACGTCCACATGATTACGAACATGCCTGACTATATAAGAGAAAGGGACACTACGGATATTTGCGAACAGACCTCAGATAATATTAGTAGTGTGCCAGAGAAAGAACGAATGCGTTACATTGATATAATAGAGAAGCTCAACGACCGGTTAATGGCTCTGTCCGAAGAGAATATCAAACTGAATAAACAGATAAACAAGATGAAAAAAGAAAGGAAGGGAAATATTTACGGCTACGGCATGGTTGCAGAAACCGACCCTCATATATAACAAAAGCATCCGCCTATCTTCGCAGACTGGCGGATGCAACAAAAACAAAAAACTAAAAACGTCTTTTTAAATAAACCTATGATTAACTAACTTAAACCTATGTCTCGTTTATAGCCGCCATACGACGGTGGTAAAACTCCTTTTTTTCTATCGGAGTAACTGATATGTCTGCTGTCAGATACGGAACACTAATGTACCAATATCCGTGATGTAGGAATACCATTGGTGTCTCATTGCCGAAAGAGAACGGCAAGGAAAGTCCGTCTTTATTCTTCTGTGGGATGAAATTCAGTATACCTATCAGTTCTGACTCGCTTACCACCGGCAATGAATACATTTCTTTTTCCAACTCGGAGCCTTCCTCTGGTAAAAAGAACGTGCGACCATCCGGTGTGGCTATCTTCTCCCATCCGTCTTTAATGACGGTATTGTCAAACTCCACGGCGCCTACTCCTCCTGCCATTCCTTCAGCAGACTCGTAATAGTGGCTTGCGCCTACTTTCTCTGCCCACTGTCGAGCGGTTTCTTCTGCTTCGGCGCAACGCTTCATAAATTCCTGTAGTTTCATGCCTACCTGACTTTCGCCGGATGTCTTGTAATAATAATGTGGCTTACTCATAATCTTATAGTAATTATTTATTAATGATTATTTATTAGGGATTAATTGCTGGTGATTAGTGGTTATCTCAGTCTGCAATAGATGACGGGTTCGCCGCATTCATCATTCCGCATTTTAAAGCCTCGCAACTCCAATTCTTTGAGATACAATGCTAACGGATCACCCAGGGGACAAACTACAGCCTTGAAGTATGTACGCAACTGATAGTCGGTATACATATCGCAATCCTCCGTCCAATGATCCTGCGGCTTGTACCGTTCACAGAACGCCTGTATCTTGGATGGTATAACGAAGTCCTGAAGTGTTACTTCCGGCTGCACGGAAATTGCTATTTCATCCTTTTTCTTTTGTCCCATAACAGTTACTCGTTTTTATGTTTCCTTGCGTCAGACCAAGCTATAAAGGCAACGATTGCCGTCACAAACAGGAAAAAGAGTGTTCTTAGCCACCACGGTACAACAGTTTCGTTCTTCGTGCTCTTCTCTTTCACTATATTCGTACTATCATTCTGCATCCAATGTGTCCAATAGGAATCGAAATAATGGTTTGCAACGCTATCCATGTAGTTTAGAAGTAATGCTGTCTGTTCCTCCTTGTGTCGCTGCAGCATCTGTGTGTCTGCCTGTTTGCTAAAGCTATTCTTGCGCTTAATGGTTCTGTCGGTTGTCGTGGTCTTGTTGCCGAACGAATCCTGACTTTCAACGATACGCTCGGTAATGGTTTCCTCGTAATCGCCGTTCTCCATTGTGGAGGTGAAAACGTGAGAGCTGTCTGACACTGCACCCGACACTACATTTAAATCCTTTCTGACTGAGGCTGTAGTGTCATACGCAGCAACCGTCACGCTATCTCTTACCTTTTTCGATATACCGACCGCAGCCTTTTGTGAGGTGGCACATGCCGACAATAGCGTAAATGCTATCAATACCCATATAACTTTATAAATCTTCATTGCCGTTATTTTTTATTTCCGTTACAAAGGTACGTAAAACTAAAATAACGAACAGGACATGCTAAAACACCGCCCTACCCTATCCAAGGTAAGACGGTGTGTAAAAAAATATGTATTACTTGATTTTTCTATATTGCAATACAATTTTTTTTCGCTTGTCGTTCTTGAAACAATGTCCAAGAAGCTGACTTAACTTATTGAAAGAAATGTCATCTTTTATGGCATTCTCCATACCTTCTATCTGCTCCTGTGTAACAACAAGCTGAACGGTGTTGCCATCGTATTGATCAAACGTCATCTTTCTCAACAAGCCTGACAATTCACAACCCAACCACTCGCCTGTTTCGCCATCAAGCATGGCGATAAGCTGCTGCCATTCCTTTTCGCCCGGCTTAGGCTTTACATCTTCGGTACCAGCAAACAGGAGGAGTTGCTGCTGCACCTCGGTTTTCTTACTATGCTGCTTTATCCATTGCTCCATAATATAAAAGATAAAGTTCTCTGTCGTGCCACTCCAACTGTGCGGCTGCTCCACCGCCTTTGGCACACCATTATAGGCATACGTCTTAAAATCGCTCCAGAGGTCTTCGGGAACATCGGCAACAAATGCTTTGAGCTGTTCTTTGTCGAGTGTGGGGTATAGCGACATCAACTTGGCGCATAAACGCTTTTCTGACGAACCGCGATGCAGCTCTATTTCTCGCGCTACGCCCAACGGTGTGCGCTTGATGTGAAACTTTATCTTCTCAGGATTGCCTCGTTTTGCACTGCCTCTATAAATCGGTTCGTAGCCTTTTTTGTCAGGATCGGTACATGCCAGCATTATCTCAATCTTGTTTTCCTCACAGAGTCGCTCCATGTCACCACGTGCTACGTCCAACACCTGTTTGCGAAACTGCGAGAACTTCTGATACTTCTCAGTAGTCACAACTTTTGCGGGCTGCATATCGTCACCTTTCTCAACATCAACTTTGAACATCCCCAATGCTTCCTTCAGTTCGCGATAATCAATAGAAGGGTGCATCTGGCCCTTGCTCGCATATTTCATCAGAAGAAGGTAAAGACGTGACGTATAAGCCGAATTGCAGAAGTAAGCTATACGTTCAAGATGGTTGAAATATCCGTCTGCCATATCAAACACGGCTTTTGCCACCTCTATATTAATTGTTACCTCAATATACCCGTCACGACGAAACTTGCGCACTTCCAGTCCGTCCTCGTCTATCTTTGTATCGCCGTCTCTGGAATAGTTGAAGTCTCCTCCTTCTCGCGACGTGAAGTTTTTCGGAATAAATATCTTACTGAAGATAGGCATATAGTCCTCACCTTTTCTAAGTCCTGTCTCCGGATCGAAACGCGGCAGGTGAAACTCTATCTTCTTCATCTGGTTTATCACCTTTACCGATTCGTCATAATGGCTGCTGTCTATACCAAAATCAGCCAGGCGCAGACGTATGGGTCCCATCTTCAACAGGTCTTCTTTCGTGATTCCTCCGTTAGGACGTTCTTTGCTTAGATATCGGTGTTCGTTCAAGAACTTGGCGAAATGGTCTTGCAGTCGTCCGCTTACCAGCAACATAACGTCCTGTTGTATGAGAGAATAACTTTTAGCGTATGACGCATAGTTGACAGGTGTGTTTATCCAACGCAATTCGTTCAGGGCTATTTGAAGTTTGCCTTCTTTGTCTTCTTTTTTTGCTTTCTTTGCCATATCTACGGATTTGTTTACTTAAACCTACGTTTTTATGTACCAAAACCTACGGATTTGTTTACTTAAACCTACGGATTTGTTTACTTCGTATGCTCTAACTCGTTGATTTTCAACTCCTCCAAATCTCCTTAATATAATTATAATATAAACTATTATTTTATTCCTTTTGAAAACGAATAAATCCATATCTTATAATTATATTATATTAAGAGGTTTTGGACATATTGATTATCAGTTAGTTATCTACGGCGAGGTAAACAAAAACGTAGGTTTTGGTAAACAAATCCGTAGGTTTAAGTAAACAAATCCGTAGGTTTTGGTAAACAAATCCGTAGGTATTATAAGCCAAAAACAGCACACCTTTGTAGTGACTTGGTAAAAAACTTTAGTAGGATTTTACCTTACTTGTTTCTATCCAAGAACTCTATCACAGCCTGTAGCGCCAAATCCTTGATAGGTATACCCGTGCGCATTTTCATCAGGGCAATGCGCTCGTAATACTCCATAGGCACGTAAATAGTAATACCGTTCTCGGTCTTTCTGCCCTTCGGCTTGCGCATGTTCACAGCAATATCGTTACTAAACGATGTTGTTGCCGGCTGATCTGCTACATTTGTCGGTATCTCTGTCTCAGTTGTTGTAGGAGCAGTCGGCTTGTCTGTACCCAGAGTGTCTGAGGATGGCGCTGGGGCGGTACCCGCCGCTTCCCTACTCTCCTTTTTCTCTCTGTTCTCCTTACGCTGTTGTCTTCCCGTCTCCAGTATGCGCTCGTTTTCGTCTATTGCGTCCGAATTCTCCAAATCGAAAGGTAAAACTCGCTTTTTCATTTCTCTTGCCATACCTTATATAATATATTAAAACGTGAAACTGTTGATTATTTCCTTAGTAAAACGCTCATAGTCCTGCCCCACCCTACAATATGGTGCATAAGAAAAAATATCCTCACGCATAGCCTGAGCTTCCACCATCTTCGTATCGCGACGTGTGTAAGCGTCAAACATATAGTCCTGGTACTTCTCACCCAGGTATGCTTTAAACTCCTTTGTGGCGTTCGTCTGGTCGTTACTCATAACCATCAGCAAGCCACGAATATCAAGGTCAGGATTCAAATCCTCGCGCGTCTCCTCGATGGCATTGATAATCTCGGCAATACCTTTTGTCGCCAATACTTCGAGCTGCACGGGCAATACCACGCTTGTGGCTGCTGTCAGTGCGTTGTACGTGAGCAACGACATGGCAGGGGGACAGTCTATCAGCACGTAGTCGAAAGCTTCCGTAACGGTCGTTACGCCCTCGTCTGCCAGTTCTGTACCGCTCAACTCGTTCAGTGGTTTTGTGAGCAACTTATAAAGTGCCTTGCGGGGCATGGCTCTCTGGTTTAGGAAGGGTTCGATGGATATAAGTTGTGAAGCTGCCGGAGCGAGATAGATGCCATCGCGTACCTGATAGATGGGCAGATTGCTCTGCTGTACCAATGCGTCGTAGACGGTAGGCTTGCCAACGTTCTGAGTCTCGCTCCATCCGAAGAGGAACGATGCACATGCCTGGGGATCGAGGTCTATGATGAGCACACGCGGTAAACGCTTGTGTCCGTCGGCATCCGTGCCAAATTTTCCCTTACCAAAGATGCGCAGTCCTGCTGCCAAGCTCTGTACTGTTGTTGTCTTACCTACTCCCCCCTTATGGTTTACGAAGGCAAGAACTTCTCTTAGTCTTTCCATATTCTTCAAGTTTTAAAATGTTTATATTGTCTATTCCAGTCTTCAGAAACACTATGCTTTCTGTAAGACGTTACAAATTTAAGAATTATAATCCACATTCGCAAACATTCACGCACATTTATTTGTTTATTTGTTGATTTCTTCCTTTATTTGTGACTTTATTTGTTGATTTCTTTGTTTGTTAATGTATGAATTTATGTGTTTGTGGATTTGTGTATTTATGTATGGATGTATTTGTGTCTATCCATAAATACACAAATGTGGTTTTATGGTTTTGTGGAAATGTGGAAACACACAAAAACATTGTGCTCATTATCAGTCCCATTCATCATTTACAGTAATATCCACGCCTTCCTTTTCTCTTATACGTTCCGACCGAAGGGGCAGGACGCAATACTTCGTCTTCATTCCGGCGCGCGTCACGGTGGAGTGAGGCGTGAAGGTATAGTATTCGCCCGTGCCATACTGTGTGCCTCTTGCCTTGGCATCTGCATCCGCAGGAGTATCGTAGCACAATATGCGCTGCTTGCTATACCAGTAGCCTTCGGGCAAGTCGGCATACTTCAACACCTGCGCAGCCTCCAATCTCGTAGGCAGTCTGTAGCGAGAGTCGGTAATCAGCACCGATGGGGTGGGGCAGTCTTCTACAGGCGTGAGCACGTTCGCCGTTACCGTCCATGGTGCTGACGTAGCATCGAGTAGGGTAGGGTTGTCGCTCCTTGTTGCCACCACCTTCAGCACGTGCTCACCATAGTCGAGCGTCAGGTCAGGCTCGGCAAAGTCCGTTGCCGTGCTCGTCTGATGGAGCACCTGCAGCAGCTTACCCGTCGCCTTGTCGTAGTCCATGACATAGAGGTCTGTCAGCATGCTGCCGTTAGCAGAAAGTGCGGCACGGGTGCCTTGCCTGTCGGTTGTCCGCTCTCTACTAAATCTTCGTTGTCACCGTTGCATGATACAATCGTCATGCCTGCGGCTGCAATGGCAGCAATCATCATCAAATTAGATTTCATAATCTTTAGATTTTAGTTAGTAAATTGATTTTGAAGCCAACAGAAAACACAAAATCCACAGAATATTTTAATAGACAAATTCCGTTCATTCCGTACCTTCTGTTGGCTTATAACAGTGGCTTACCCTACAAGCGAACGGACAAGGTTTGATCCCTTCTCTGTCAGCTCATACACATCCTCATTGAACATTCGCTGATACCACTTTGTAAGATAACCTGCTTCAACAAGCTCCTCCAGCTCGGGGCACGCTGCCGTTCCGTCGCTTCTACGATGATACCCTGCGAAGCCTTTGTTCCGGATATGCTTCATTTCCATAATCTGCTCACTTGAAAATTTCTCTGTTTCTGCCATAATTATATAAAGTTAAAGTTTAAAATGTTATATTATGTCTATAAAAGAGGCAGTCCTTATAGTTGTTTCACCTCTTCTTTACCTTCTTCTCTGAAAGAGAGACTGCCTGTTTCTTCTTCAACCAGGGATAGAGCCAATACCCCTCATAGGGCTGTTGAGCTCTAATGATAGCATATTCTTCGTTATGCTGAAACAAATCGCTTGGAATCTTCTCTATCACCTTCCCTTCCAGCTCGAAATAATGCGTCACCCTGCACTCCTTCAGGAGTTCATAAAACGGATCGTCGAAATAATCGGCGAAGATATGCTCCTGAGTGTCAAGATTCAGAAACTCAAACGAGCAAAAAGGGGCGTCAAAGAAGGCTTTTAGTATTTTGTACATTGCTCTTACATTAATGAAAATTATTATTCATTCCTCTGCGCATTCTGCGTATTCTGCGGTTATTATTTACTGAACGCACCTCCAAGAAGCGGTAGCAAGAAAACTCCTGCACCAAGCAGTGAGAACAGCAATACACATGCGGCTGCAATCAGCAGGGCTGCCAACGCATAGGTCAGAATTTTCTGGGCGCTGAAAGGAGAACTTTTCGACATCAACACGGTGCCATCGTTGTTTACTCGCAGCGTCGGCTCGCCTACCTGCGGATAGTTACGCTTGCGCTTCGGCTTCGGCTGGGGTATAGGTTCCGACTCTACTTCTAACTCTACATCCGACTTTGCTTCCGGCTCCTTACTCTGATTGAAATCCTGCTCTATAACGTGAGGCTCCGGATGATGAACAATACCCGATTCTTCCTCCACCTTACCATCCACACACACGATAACGTCGCCGTGCAAGCTGACCTCTATCTTGCAGCCCGGCACAAGGTCCTTTTGGTTGAAGGTCTTTTCGCTTCCGCAGTTGGCATGGGCAAAGCAGTGACCGTTCATCTCCACTTCGTCGAAGTCGGCTACATACGTCACCTTGCCAGTCTTCTCGCCTACCGTGGTATGATGGCCGCGATAAGTGGTAACAGCCTTGAATACGGGACGAAACTTAAACGCGCAGTTATATTTAGCGTCATGGTCGGTCTGTCCGATGCGGTCGTAATAGTCGTAGTTGTCAAACTTGAATACGAGTCCGTCGGTAGGGTAGGGCAGCTTCTCGCGCTTCACCTCGGCAGCACACACGACGTTCTCGATGTCCTGCTCCAGCTCGGCATCCGTCTTTTCGAGATTGAGAGCCGACACGAAGCCCGAAGTCTTAAAGCCGTTACGCTCCAAGGCTTGCATCGCCGGCATGTGTCTTGTCACTCCATCCATGATAAGACGGAAGGGATGAAACTCCAGACGCTTGCACTCGTCCTTTACAGCCACCTTCTTGGACATGATGCCGTTGCTCGTAGAACGGGGTGATTTGCCAGCCTTGCTATAACGGACAAACTCCTCAAGCGAGATAATAACCTCACCTCTCACCTCCACTCGGTCGTACTGGCTCCATGTGTCCACATGGGCAGGGACACCCTGCACATGCTTTATATGGTCCAGGCAGTCGTTGCCAAACAGCTCCTTGCCATGCCCATAGGTGGCTTCTGCCAACACTCCCTGGCGATATACTAAGCTCACGGTCTCGCCGTCAAACTTCCATTCTACAGCTACCTCCGTGCCCTTGCTGCTGATGTTTGCGGCTCTCTGCTGCGCTCTCAGGTATTTCACCACCGCCTTGGCATCATGCAACTTCTTCATGGAGAGGCATGCCGTGCGACGTGCCACGGTACGCTTGCCGTTGCCGTTCTCGCTGTAGCACTGCTGAGTAGGAGAGTCGGGCAATATCTCGTCCGCGTGCTGCTCTTCGTACTCCTGCAAGGCAAAGTACATCGCGTCGTATTCCTCGTCGCTGATGGTCGGACAGTTCAGCCCGAAGTATCTATAGTCGTGCATCTTCACCACGTCCACCAACGCACGATAATCGTCAAAATCCTTAATCTTAGCCATATTCTATAAAGTATTTAAAATGTTATTATTTATTTTCACTTCTCTACTTGCGCCAATACGCCTACGACCCGTGCTTTGTCGTCGATGTACCTATTAACCAGACAATAGTCGCCTGTCTTCACCTGCTCGTAAGTAATACGCTTATAATCCCCGAAGCTTCCCGACGGTCTGTAATAACGTCGCTTACTTTCGTCTTCAGGGCATTCTGACGGTGAACTAATAACAAGGGAGCCAATGTTATTGCGGAAAACGCCATCTTTCCACGTTCCTTCCTTGTAAACATGGTAAGTCTCAGGCTCTTTTACCTCCGACAATATCATGTCGCGAGCCTTCAATCCTAAGTCAGCATAAGGCTCGGTAAGGTCTACCTCAAAATCAAAGCAGGTTGCAGCGCGAAGAATGCACATCGCATAATCTGTCACAGCACCCTTGCCTCCGCTCGTAACGCGCACACAGCGCATGGTCTCCGTGATATACTGGCCGCCTCCGTGCTGGATGATCCACTCATGCACATCGTCGGCTACGATATACCGCCGTGTCCTGCCCTCCATGGCAGGGCGACCGGCTCTTGTATTTTCAGTCTTTATAATTTCCATATTTCCGTCGTTTTAATCCTCGTCTATAATACCGTTGTATGTAGCCTCTTTCACTTTCAGCTCCGCAGGCAGCCATGCAGGCCACCAGGTAACATCTAACGCCCATTGGTGCATATCGCAACCCTCTGTACGATAACTCCAAAACACGTGCAAGATACTGAACACTTCCCAAGCCTCGCTGTCGGTCAGCTCCGACAACACGCCTCTCAGATTCTCCTCTTCGGCTTTCGTCATATCCACACTTTTCTCCATCTCCAACCAGTCGCACACCTCGGCATACAACATACAAGCAGCGTGCACCGAGTCCACATCCGTCAACAGCAGACTGTTTGTAGCCGCAGCCATAGCGAGCCAGTAGTTTTCATTGCTCAACTTCCAAATAGCAGAGCGACGATCGTCCCAGTCATCACACAATGCTACCTCTGCATGATTCTCTGCCATCCAGTCGCCTATCTCTCGCATGATACATGCCATTCCCGACGCATCGGAAGGGTCGAAGTCGGCGGGGATTTTTACCTCCTGACTTTCATTAAACAAACCTTCGCGAAACTCAATCGCGATGCCACTCTCATTGTCCTTCACCGTCCACATCAGATTCTTGCCCGATGTCAACTCAAATCTTTCTTTTGCCATAATATTTCTTTTTATTTTTTTACTTTTCAATCATTTTCAGTTCCGCGCCTAACGCTCCTGCAATCTTGTTGAGAACGTCGATATTAACGGCATACTTGCCGGCTTCCACACTGCGGACGTTGGCAGGAGTGATACCCGCGATCTGGGCGAGCTGCTCCTGCTCCCAACCCTGGGCGGTGCGCATCGCACGGATGCTCTCGCCCATGGCCTTACGCTTGTCATAAATTATTTGGTCTTTTTCCATATTGTCTATAATAAATCAATTATTTGTCGTTCTTTTCTGCCTCCTCCAGCTTCATGTATATCAGCGTGTACTTGTCGTAATACTGACGCGGTGCAGCCGAAGAGTAATATGTGTTCCGGCTCTCCTTGATGCAGGGAGCTGCATCCACAATACGCTTGCCGAAGCCCTGAATGGCGTGAGTCTTGCCGATGATGGAGATACCAGACAGGTATGCTTCGCGCACCTTCACGGCAAAACGATGTAAAGCGGCTTTACTATTCTTCTCCTCCTTCATCACCTTTGCCAACACCTTCAGATGGTCGGTCGTTCGTGCTTTCGTGCGCAGCTCCACCGTGCCCTTCTTCTTATAGTTGATGCAAACGGCATACTCACCAGGCTTCAGTTGTTCCAGGTGCTCCTCCAGTTGGTCGTACCGCTGCAGCACTTCAATAGGCTTGACAATCACGCTGTCCTTTGTGCCGGCAAGTGCAGCCCTGATTTCCCGGGCTTCCTGTAAAGCCTTTGCTTTCGCTTCTGCTTCCGCTTTCAGGCGCTGCTCCTCACGCTCTCGCTGTGCTGTCTCCTCGGCTATCTCGCGATCCACGGAAGCGCGTATCTCAGCAACATCGTTGCCCATGTCCCTGCAAGCTGCCCAAAGACCGCCGCCGAACGTTTTATGGCTGTTGATTAGTCTTTTTTCATTGTCACACCTACTGCCATCCATCCGAGTGACACGCAGCCTCCCCGTCTGCTCGTCTCGATATACAAGCAAATATGTGGAACGCAGTTTCTTCGACTTCCAAACTCTGATTTTTTCCATAATTCTCTGTGATTATAAATGCACACTATAATAAGGCAATGCTTCAAATACTTCGCGCTCTATAACGTGATAGTATTGCGATTCATCCTCTGGCTCAATTCCGAGCAAATCGAAGCAGTCGCCAGACTCATTAGGTTCAGCCTTGATATACTGGCGTATGCTATACCATGATGATCCGTTTATGTTGTCGAGCAACATCTGACGTGTAGCCTCGGTATCACCACCACCAAGGAAGTATTGTGCCTTCTTGCTCTTGAATACGAAATCGGCTGTAAGCTCTCTTGTCGCAAACAGGTAACGCTTGCCATTCTTGACGGAATAATTATCGTCTGTCAAATCGTGAGGATTTCTTTCTACTTCGTAAATTTTCATATCGTTTCCGCTTTACAGAATTACCTGTTCTCTTTATATATATTCGCCTGGTCTTCAATGGCCTTCTTCAATGTCCAGTCAGACTTCGGATAAACGCCATCACTAAGGCCGGCATTAAAATTCACGTAGAAGTCTTCTCTGTCCTCTCTTACTGTAATGGTCCTACCATCATACTCAATATCCTGTCCATCATTATCGCAGACTTCCCATCCTTCAGAGGTATAAGACAAAATCTTATCGCCGTCAGTAACATAATCTTCGTCGTCATACTCTATGTCATCAGAATCATCCGTATAAAGCCAATACGTACTATCCTCGCATATTTCACGCACAAGTCCGCAGCAATCGTCTTCAGGATTCTTCTCACAATATTCTGTCAAAAACTCTTTCAAGTCGTCTAATGTCTTAATGTCTGATTTTTTCATATTGCTATACGTTTTTAGTTTTATATTTTAATTTATCTCAATTCTTCGTCATAAATATACGACACATCATGCCACTCGCGGCAGAAATAGCCGCGCTTGCCGTATTCGTAGGCGAAGGAGAAGATACGAGACACGTCCCAGCAATCATCGTCAAGCTGTAATTTTTTCTTTGCTGCCATAAACTCCTCGCAGTCCGTGACTTCCTGGGCTGTACCGTTGTTGAATTTCGCTGCATAGCGCAGCGCGGTTTCCTCATCGTCAATCATCTCGCAATCTCCATCTGTCACCACCCAGGTAGTAGGCAGGGTGTACCAAGGGAACTGCTTCGCGTTCTCCTCTTCGATATAGGCAGCCATGCGGTCTGCCACTTCGTCTATGTCGCCGTAGAAGTCTCCACACGCCGAATCATCCAATACGACATAATCGCCGTATGTCAAAATAAAACAGTTAGAATCATCCAAACTTTCGCGAACTTCAAAATCTCTTCCGTTTAATGTGATTTCCTTGATTTTCATAATTTTTCTGCCGCTTATAGGTTGCCGCCCTGTTTAAGTTAGAAATAATGTTTTTTCTTTATCTGTTGCAAAGGTAGTGATAATTTTTGAAACTACCAAATAAAAAGCCGTTTTATTTCAAGTAAAATGTACTTTTATTGTTTTTCTACCTTTTTACACCGGATTCCCCATATCTTCTGCGTCATCTGATGTTTTTTTAACAACAAATATCACATATTAGTGCGATTAGTGTCATTCGTTGTTTTCTCATTGTCGCCCATCCAGGAGCTCGAACCTGGCGCCACGCCTTGCCGTGGTGGGCGTTGCGCTGTGGCTATCCTCACGGACCGCCAGCAGCTAAAAAAATACTCTGAGTATCATTATGCAAGATCCCGCCGAAGGAGTCGAACCGTCGCAAAGGCCGTGCCGGACGCGGGATGGGGTGCGTTTTAGAACGTCTGACGGAGGCAAGAGAACAGTACATCAAGTCCTGAGTTGTACTCTATACGCTCCTTGCTGCTGAACTCGTCGAGGTTGGGAGGTGTCAGGGTGATGTACTCGATAATGCGTGTCATTGCCTCACGGAGGCTCTCTTTATCCATATCTATTGTTATAACTGTCTTTTCCATTGTTGTTTTAATTTTTATTTATATCGTTATTTGTTCGTAAATGCTCCTCCCAACAGAGGGAGGAAGAAAACGGCTGCTCCTAACAAGGAAAACAGCACTACACACACGCTGGCTATCACCAAGGCTGCGATGATATAGGTTAACGCCTTCTTCATCTGAGGAAATGATTACCCTCCAGCTTCGCCATCGTCTCCAGATATACCATCTGCGAGGTATAGTAACAGAGATTTGTGTATGTAGTTATCCAGTTGTTATATTCTTTTTTCACTCGGTCGCTACGGTTTGAAAGGTCGAAGAGTCTCTTCCAACGCTGATAAATCTCGTCTGTATAGTCTCTCAGCGGTCTGAGAGACGTTTCCAAGTCGCAAGGCTTAGAGTATACGGGTGCCGGATAAGTAATCTCACCACTTGCCACCTTGTGAAATACTTGGCGGTAGACCTCGAACACTGCGCGAACCTTACGAGCGATGAAAAACTCAAGGCAAGGGACGGAGAGCATGTAGATGTTAGTCGGGCGACCTCCTTGAGGTTTTGCGCATCTTTGCGGAAAACTATCAGAGTTTTCCGCATTTCTGCGTAAAACTTGATAATCAATGTCTTCGACAAACAATCTGTCGTTTTTCAAGGCTCTCACTGCCTCTTCTTTTCTGCCGAATACTAACGGCCACACATCATCGAGATTAACGGGAAATTCCTCGCTGTCTCTTGTCAATCTTAATACTTCCTCGAAGTACGCCTTAATCTCTTGATCGGTACTTTGTTTTGTTAATTGTAAAATCATATTGTTTTGATAAAAAAAATGAAATCCTCAATATTTTATACACTATATAAAGAGGCGTTTACCACTTGATAGAAACTATCATTGCCACGAACATTACCACCACGCCGAAGCCGAGGTATTGCCACCCCGTCATTATTACGGGGTCTTCCTGGTCGGTGAAGTTGTGGCGACTGTTGAGCCACTGGCATACGCTCAGGGCTGCACGCTGTGCAAATCCGAAAGCTTTCGCCATGCACTGCAAAAGGAACACAAGACAAAGCGTCAGGCACTTGCAAAAAGATCGTGCTACGTCCGCTGCGCTCACCTGGGGCGCGGTCGGTGTTGTTGCTGTTGCTTTCATATCTTTCTAATTTTTATAGGGTTTATAATATTGTCGCCCACCCAGGAGCTCGAACCTGGTGCCACGCCTTGCCGTGGTGGGCGTTGCGCTGTGGCTATCTTCACAGACTGCCAGCAGCAAAAAAATACTCTGATTATGATTATGCAAGATCCCGCCGATGGGGTCGAACCATCGTAGAGCCATGCCGGGCGCGGGAGAAGAAGAGGTGGGGTTATCGTTGTACACTCAATTCTACGGTTTCGCATTGACGAATACACTTCTTCCTGAACTTGCAGCGACTATGCTTCTTCAGGTATCTCAGCTCCTGGTCGGCTTCTTTTTCTGTATACTCTATTCCGTTGTACTCACGCCAATCACCTTCAATAAAGGCGTAAATGCTATAAAATTTTGTCATAATTCCGTCGTTTTTTAAAGGTTCTATAATATAGGGATGCTTCTAAGATATTTCATACTTGCCAACCTTCACGGCATAGCCGATGTATGTCAGCTTTGTGCGCCCGAAGGCTCTCACGTCGCTATACCATGGCGTGTAAGTCAGGAATATGCTGTCATCCTTCAAGGTACAGCCGTGTATGTCACAGCTTACACAATGACCTTGCTGCTTGTGCTTTATATAAGCGGCCTTCGCCTCTCGTAATGTTTTATAACATTCGCCGCCGAATTTATACGGTTCATAAACGCCAAACTTATAATAATCTATTCTTATCATAAAATTCTAATAAAAGTCTATAATATACTATTCGACAATAATTTCAATCCGTGACAAATCATTGTCTACATTGATTGCATACCCCTTATAATTGATGCCGTAGCCTATGCAGCCATAACTACAAAATAAAGGTTCACAAATCATTCGGGAGCCATACCAAGTGAAGCCTCTTGGATCTCGATTATATCCATTAAGCCAATTTTCACAATCGCCTGAACGTTTCACAATAGCATTGATTAAACGCCTCAATTCATTAGGTATTCTCATAATTTTCTAATATTTTACACGTTCTATAATATAGGGTGTTACTTGCTTTGTGTCCCAGCCGAGCGACGGTGCGCCATTCCCGACTTGACAAAAATTTGGGGGACGGAGAGGTGGCGGCCGGCAGAGGCAGGCGCGGCACACACGGCTGCGCCGTAGTATATAAGAAGGCGAGAAAGGTAATCAAGGGAGGAGCACCAGAGGGGCAGCGGGGTGGCGTGAGAAACAGATAGCGCGACATTCACGGCTTTAAAATCGGCATCGGCAGGGATAGTGTCGCAGTCTGCGGTGGGCGCGTTGTGGGCGATCCACTCGCGTATATTTTCGTTCAGACTGGCGGGGGCATTGTACCGCACGCCCAGAATTGAAAAAGTTCTTTTCTTATTCATAATTTTCTAATATTTTGAAAGGTCTATAATATAGGGGGTATCTCCTGAGCGTGTGCGGAATCCTTAATATTTCGCACACGCTATAATATAGGAGTTTATGCGGCGGTGTGCTGCTTTGGATGTGGCGTGCCGAACAGGTAGCGCCATTCTTCAGGCGTGAGCGCTTCGGCGGCTCTGCGGTCGGCGGTGCTGCTTAACCTCTGGATGGCCTCCAGTGCGCAAGATGTGGCCGACCGTTCGCCCACGCTTTCGGGCGATATGCTCGCGGCTAACGTCATGAGGTCGTACACCTCCACGCCTAAAGCGTTGAGGGCATGCAGCCTGGCGCGTAATGCGTCCAGCGGGTTTTTATTCCTGCCGTTCTGGCGAAGGTCGGCGGCGACGTAACGCAATAGGGCGAGGCGTTCAGCGGGTGCCGTGATTTCATCGGCTGTGGAATCGGGCGGCGTGCTCTCGCCTTTCTCGGTGCTGTCTTCCGGCTGCTCCTCCTTGCTGAAGCCGTACAGCGTGCGGAACTCGTCAGCCGTGAGCACGGCGGCGGCACGCTGTCGGGCGCGTTGGTCGGCCTTATAGTCGGCACGTTGCACGAGGTCGGCAACGTCCACGCCACACACAAAGAGGGCGGAAAGTCTCGCGTTTATGGCGGCTATGTGCTCCCCTGCTTGCGTCAATCGGTCGAAGTCTTCGGCGGCACTACGCAACAGCTCCAGGCGGTCAGATGCCAGCACGTCCGCGAAGTCTTCCGCGTTGTCGGTCGGTGCGGTTGCCGTGATTTCGGCGGCCTCGTATAACGTAGCATCTGCGCCCGTCTGGGCGGTTGTGCTGTCTTCTTCGGCGGTCTGGGCATCAGCTACCACGAACCACTCGCGCAGGCGTTCCACGGCCTCGGGTTCGCGTGCTTGCCACTGCTGGGCGGTTTTGTTCCAGGTCGCACCGTGTGCCTTGATTGCCTTACGGTTGCGGTAGGTGGTGCGGCTGTCGCCTACCACTGCCACGCCCTCGGCAGTCTCCAACAACTGCAGACCCTCGGCGGGTGCGTCGGTGTCGGTCTGTGCTGCATCCTGAGCGTGTGCGGCTTCGGTGTGCTTGGTCGGTGTCGGGTCGGTAGGCTCTGGCGTTGTGGTCTTGGTGTAGCTGCGCACATTCCAAGCACGGCGGGCGATGGTCTCGGCGTTCTCGGCGTAACCGTGTGCGAAGATGTCGCACACGTCCACGCCCAGGGCTGCGGCCACGGCCTCGGCCTCCTTGTTGGCGTATGTGTACGCGTCAGTATAACCGTATTTATTGCGATTGTCGGCGGCTGGCACGGCTGCGAAGATCTGCGCCAATATTTCGGCGCGTGCCTCGTCCGACATTTCGCGGCTTGTCTTAATATCGCCGCCGTTGCTGCCCATGGTCAGGCGTGCGAAGTCGGCAAACTCGGCGTAATCTACGCCCGTACTGTCGTCCCATCCGTTGAAGGTGTCACGGCAACGGCAGAACAACGAAAGATCGGTTTTTTCGTTGAACTCCTCAACGGTCGGGCCGTCGGTCCATGACAATTCAAAATCGGCGCCCCAGCCGTGGCGAACCTTCAAAGAGAATTTAACGCCGGGGAAGGCGGCGCGACACATTGCTAAAATATTAGCCTTCCGCGCGTTCATTAGCTGGCGGCTTGTGGTCTTCGGGTCAGCCTCTAACGGGCGCACATCCTGCATCAGGTGCGCCCACTTGGCGCAACGTGCGCGATACTTTGCGCGGCGCTGCGCTCTCTTCTCTGCTGCCTGTCGCTCCTCTTCCGCCTTGCGGGCTTCTTCGGCTGCCTTAACGCTTGCCACCTCGTCGGCGAGCATTACGGGCCACTCTATAGGTACATATATATAACGGGCGTAATTGTAGCCCTCGGAATCTATAAGATAGTATTTGCCCGATGGTGACACGACGAGCGCGCCGACGGTATAAAAAGTACCCAATTTTTCAGGGTCGTTATAGTATGTATCGCCTTCGTCCACGTCCTCAGAACGTGAAAAGCCCTGCAGGTTGTGACGTGTTACCAGTTCATCGGCAAGTCCCGGGCGTACAAAATCCGCCTCCGATACATTTATAATTTGCTCAACACAACATAAGCGGGCGGGCTTCTCGGCTGCGTGTGTGTAGTAGTTGAGGTTGTGCAGCTCCTCCATCAGGCCGCGGCCTCCGTCACACTTTAGGCCGCTATTATCAGCCCAGAAGAAGCCACCAACGGCGGGCACTCCTTCGAGGCGGTCGGCCTCCTGCGCGTGCTGTGCGTACTTGGTGCGCTGGTGTGCGGCCTTCTTCTCTGCGATGATCTCGCGGGCTTTTGCTTCTGCTTGCTCGGTCGTGTCCTTGCCGAAGGTTTTAATATATGCCGGACGTGATACGGGCGACATGGTGCCGCACCATCCGCACAAGCAAATATATTGCTCGTTGTCGCTGTAATACTGTGCGCTCTCGGCCTTGTCGGCAAATACTTTTACTAAATTCTCGACTATCTCGTTAAATGTTGCTTTCATAATCTTTGTATTTTTGTTACTAATTCAGTGAATAAAAAGGGGGTGCTATAATATAACGTTATAGTCTGTTTTCTGCCAGACACTCATTATATCCGTAGTCCTTTTGCTGATACATCAGGGCGGCTGTGATAGTCTGGGGGGTAGCGGTGATTGTCTTCATAATCTATAGGGTGTTATATGGTTAGTAATCAGGCGCGAAACATACGACGCCAAAAGCTGAAGATCTCGAACGGCATACAAACAGGGAAAGAGCCAGGGAACAGACGGGCAACCACTGCCAAGGCGTTACATTCCACATTGATTCCAAGTTCAAGCGCAGGGCCAAACATGACGAGGATAGAGAGAAAGAAGCGCACGCGCCCAGTGATGCCGAATGCGTCGAAGATCGCGAGCAAGCCCGCAACACAGCCGAACGCGGCAGAAAATGCAAGGATGAGAACGACGAGGAGCGAGAGGAGGAGAGCGGCACGCCTGGCGGCCTTGGCTGCGTATGTCTTGCCGCTTGCTGCTACCTTTGCGGCTGTCTGGGTGAAGCGTGACGGCTCGGCGGGTGTCTGGTTGCCCTCGTTGCTCTCGTCGCTCTGTGTGTCGTTGTTGTCGTTCTCTACTGTCTGCCAGTTCTCGGCGGTGTACTGTGTTGTATTGCTTATAACAACAAAATCAAACGCGCTGCGCTCGTTGGTGTATTCGTCCAAGCTCTTACGGCTTGTTATATATACCTGTTCTGTCTTATAGGTGCCACCTATCGTATGATCGTATATTTCCACGCGGCGGACACCCTGCCAGTTAATTGTGGCTTTCACATCGTCGAGGTCGTCGCCTGCCTGGACGGTCCACAATATTTCGTCGTACTTGTCAAACGCCATTACATAAGCGTTACAAGTTGATGCGCTCATACTTGCAATAGTGTTTGCATAGTTGCGAACTGCAGCGCGGTTGCCGTTGAGATTAAAAATATAAACTTCTGTTTTCATAATCTAAGTATTTATTTGTTTACGCTTGCAAAGATATGAAGATATATTTATACTAACAAATAAAAATACAAAGAAATATTCATATTTAACACTCATTAATATAAATATCTCTTTATATTATATATATGTATGTATCTTTGCATCATCAAAATATAAATAGAATCTTATGAAAGTATATATAAAAGAATTGTTAGCAGCAAAAGGGCTAACACAAAAGGATGTTGCAAAAAAAATAGGCGTGACACAATCTAATATATCCGCTACTATCTCGCGCCCCTCGTTCCCGACCTTGGAGCGCATCGCCGCCGCCTTAGAGGTGGAATCCTGGCAGCTCCTCGCCCCTCCTGCTGTTGTTGAGGAGCTGAAGCAAGCCAGGGCGCAGCGTTCAAGCGTTAGCGGTGGTGGCTTGGTGGGTGTCGTGCGTGTAGGCTGTGAGATATACACCGCCGACACCGTGCAGCAACTCCGCGCCATCGTGGAGCGTCTGGAGCGTGACGAAGCAACAAAGAGGTAAAAAGCAAAAAAAATCCCGACAGGGTGCAAACCTTGTCGGGATAACTTCGGCTAAATTCCTAAGCTGTCAAACAAATAAATATAACCTAAAGTATAACGGCCGCCGCCAACTCACGGGCGAAACGGTGCAAAGCGTTTGTTATCTTCTCTTTCTGTGCCTGTCGCGGTTTCTTGCGTCCGTGCATGTAGGCCCAAAGTTGTTTTTGATTAATGCCCGTAATACGCTCCATACCTGCAAGAGAAATAAAGCTACCGTAATAATATAAAAAGCTTTCGGTATCATACCGCCATGTTATTGTATATTCGCCAGCTTTCAAAGGTTCGGGCCAATCCTCGCGGGGCATGTTCTTTTTTATTAACTCGATGGCTTGCACGGTGTCGGCCTTGCATGCTTCCACGGTGTCACCAGCCGCCCAAATACCGGGGCAATTCTCAGAGCATGCGCCGAAACTGTCGGCACTTGCCGAAATAAGCATTATAATTTCGTTTGCCATATCTTTATATTATATCGTTTTTTGTTAAAGGAAAGGGGCGCGCCCCTCTCCTCTTTGTCTGTTAAATACTCATCGCTTTCGCTATGCTCCGCCGTAATGGCTCGGGCATCTCCTTTGCCCCATGGTAGGGGACAGGGGGCGAGAGCTTGCCGCCCTGAGTATAAAAGTAGTGCGAGCCTTCGGCGTGGTCGAACTTCCAGCCCTTGGCCTTAATTCTTCGATGAAATTCCGTGTACTTCATTGTTATATATATTTTATTTGTTTGACATTGCAAAGGTAGTAATATTTCTACCTTTTACCAAATGTTTTTGCAATTATTTTTGCTTTTATCATTATTTTTTTCTTTTTACCTTGATTATATAGGCGCACGGCTGCACCTCTGCGCCACCGTTCAGGCATCCACAGCAGCCACCCGACGAGCAACAGCACACCCGACCGCCCCACCCTCGACCGCTTCAGGCGAGCGAGGGGCACACCTCGCCCCGTCTGGGGCGTGCGTCAGCATATATGCAGCCGATCGCCCAGGCGGGCACACGCAAGGCTCCTCAGTGCGGTGGACGCTCTCGCGTCAGAATCGAGGTTTTGAGATTTTTTCCAAAAGGTGATTGCTCTATCTATCAATTATTTAGGTTCTCCGTTGGGCTATGACGTACAAGTAGAATAATGCTCTAATACGTTTATTATCAACAATTTATCGGGGTAAAACAATAATTCGCACACATAAAAACAAGACAATATCACTATAATTCAATACAAAAGGAACAAAAAACGACGTATTTTTTATTAGAAAACAAATATATATATAAATAATATATTAAAAAACTTGTATATATGAAATAAATATATTACCTTTGCGCCAAAATACAAATAATCATATAATCAATATATATTTATGACAACAGAAAAAAGACCAAAATCAGAAATTAACCTCCGCAAACTCATGCAGAAGTTAGGAATGGGAACAAATGCTTTTGCAGAGGCATGTGGGGTTTCTTCTCAGTCAATGGCACAGTTTCTTCGCACAAAATCACTAACCACTGCGTCAATATACAAGATGGCAACAGCTCTCGACATCGACCCTCGCGATATGTTCTTTCCAACTGACGAAGAAGACGATCGTGACTTGTTTGCCAAAAGCGAGTTACCCGCAAATAGCGAAAGCGAAGACCAAAACATCAACACCACAACCTTCTGTCCCCACTGTGGAGCAAAGGTTAGGGTTGGGGTAGTGCTACTCCCCGAATAAGGCGCAACACAACAAAAATCCTCGCCACGCATCCCCTTTCTCTTTCCCATATAACACAATATACGAGAAAGCGAGGGGCGAGATGCATAGCGAGGGTTGCGAGGTAAAGGTCGGCAGAAATTAGTCAGCCGGCCGTTGGGTATGGGCAGACGGGGGCGCTTACGACTCCAGCTCGCCACTGCCACCAGGCTTCTGACCAACACCCCCGGTAGAGCCGCCAGGAGCAACCACGCCACCCGTGAGGTTGTTGCCAGCGAAGAGCACCTTCAGGGCATCGGTAACGAGCGAGCGCAGGAAAGAGTAGGGGTTGCCAATCTTGCGCTGCGCCTTGTAGGCCTTCATCACAGAGAGGTAAGCCTCGCTACCCTTAGCCGACGTAGAGGACGGACGGTTTATCATCGGATGAACAAGATAAGGGGAATCGTCGAATGAAGCAAATGAAAACTAACGATTCGTATTATTTGTGTCATTAGATGATTTTCATCGGATAAACCGGATTTTTCTGTTGTTTCTGCGTCACCTGATGACTAAAAGAAATACAAACCTACGAATGTATTAACGTATAAAAATATCGAAGTATGAAGAAATCAATCAAAATGATGGTACTGTTGGCAATGATGCTCGTTGCCCATACAGTAAAAGCACAAGTCGTGTTCTCGGCCTTTAAGTTAAAACCTACCATCCTCTACACGTCCAAGGCACTATACGCCAGTTTTACGTGCGACGGAGAGAAGAAGGTGAAGTATGTCAAAGTGGAGTGGTGTGCCGTGAACGAGGTGGGCGACGTGTCAGTAGGCATGACACCAAACCTTCAGTTGCGCAAGGTATCGTCAACAGGACCTTTTGACCCGCATAAGAAGTATAAGCGTGTAGCTAACGCTGCCTTCATCGGAGTGGAGAAGGTGCATGCCATGCCCGTCAGCATCTGTATAGAGTATATGGACGGCACCGACTGGGAGCAGGACGTGACGAAGGACAACTATCAGCAGTTCTTTCCTAACTTGAAGTGGATTGACTTCACTGTGCCTGGTGAATAAGCAACAAGAACGAAACAAAAAAGGCGAGCCGCTTTTGTTGTCTCGCCTTTTTATTGTACCTTTGCAAAAGTATTTTATTAGAATCTCATATTCTATAAAGTATTTAAAATGTTATTGCCGCTCTTGGTCCGCGAGGATGAAGGGCGGCTTTTTAGTAGAGGTGAAAAAATTATTTCTTGAAGAACCAGTCGGCTTCCCACTGTCTGCGCTTTACCAGTCCTGGCAGAACTTTTTTGCCGCAATGCACCCATTTGGCGAACTCTGCTCTTATCTCCGCCTCACTGGCTCTTGCTGTCACCTTCTTCAGTAGGGTGGAACTGGCGAGACGTGCGCTGCCGAGGTTGTAGCAGAAGTCGCAGAGGGCATCAAACTCAAACTGGTTTCGGCATACTTCGAGGTTGGTGACGAAGCGTTCGGCAGATGCGAGGTCACGGCGCAGGAGTTCCGTTGCGGCATCCCGTGTTATCGTCATGTGAGGCTTTACGTCGGGACCGTAGTGTCCGTAGCCGATGGTTAGATACTTCTCCGTCTTGTATGCCTTGCAGGGTTTCGCGGAGAATCCTTCGAATGTCTTGATTTTTTCAATCAGTAAGTCACTTGCTTTCATGTTGTTTATTTTTTATGTTTTTTGCATCAGGTAAAACAGATTTCACGAATCTTTTCTTCTTCGTGCAACTTTTATAATATGTAGTTTATCCAATTGACGGGAAGAGTATTGGCGAGGAGGACTCTCACCATGCACCCCACCGCCACGGCGAGGCATCCTCTCATTATGTCTCCCCTGTTCCACTCACCATGGTAGTAATGGCAGCGGTCGTTGTCTTCATGCACTATCAACGCCAGCAGACCGAAGCCGCCGCCCAGCAGCACGGCAATACCGAAGTATACCGCCATGCCCATTATGTTCCTTCTCGTTTTCTGTTTCATTGTCCCTTTTTTACGTTATACGTTGAAAACCTCTTTGTCGCTCACTATTATATGCAAGCCGTCCTGGTCGTTCCATACCTCAATCATGCAGTCGTGGTCAAGGCAGTCATCCACAATGTCGCCCAATAGCATCATATCCGTACAGTACTTTTTCTATGTTTCTCTTGTCTCTCAGCATCCTCTTTGCCGCTTCGCCTTCCCTGTACCGTTTCTTCAGCCTTACACTCCTGAACCGACCTTTCACATAGACGTACCTATAGAAGTCATCGCTGAGCATAGACAACGCCTTGCGTCGTATGGCATAGCTGTTGCAGTGGGTCATGATGCCGAGATAGCTATTGAGGGAGCATACGAAATGCCTTATTTCCACCACACTGCAGTCCTGAACCCTGCTGTTGATATAGTGTACAAGGTCAAACAGTTTCGCCACCGTGCGGTTGCCGATATACACCCTGTCTTTCTTCACCACCATACCCGTGAACTTCGCGCCCTTGTACGCATCCTGCACCATAATCTTGCGAGGATGGAGCGTAACGTCAAGCGTGCGCAGGTACTCTCTTATCTTCGGTATGCTGTTCAACAACACCCCTTTGTTGCCATGCACAATAATGAAGTCATCCACATATCTGCCGTGGAAGGAGAATCCCAATGCCAACTCCAGCATCCAGTCGAAGTCCGACAGCCAGTAGTTGGCGTTGTGCTGACTCGTCAGATTACCGATTGGCACGCCGTGTCCGGGTTTTGATGTCTCCAAGGATTTCCCTTTGGGGACTTTATCCACCAGATCCTGTGGCGATTTCCGTCGGCATCCGTCAAGAGGGTCATTCATTATCGTTACCATCGATAGGTAGCGTAGGTCTTCTTTGTCGCTGCCATCGTAATACTTCATAATGAAGCGGTCCACTTTCTCGGCAAGAGCTTTTCTCGGTATGCTCATGAAGAATCCCTTCATATCGCATTTTAGATACCAGCACGGCTTCGTGAAATTTCCGGAGCACAGTCTGATGTCGTCCCGTAGCTGCATGATGCCGTAGAGTTGTCCTTTCCCTTTTCTGCAATTATACGTCCTTGTATTGAACACCTTCTCATACAGAGGTTCCAGGCGCAACATGATATAGTGGTGTATGACCCTATCGCGGTAGTTTGCCGCAAAAACCTCCCGGAGGACAGGCTTGGTAACAACGAACGATATGGAAGGCAGAGGCTCGTAACATCTGTTGTTGATGTCTTCCGTCAGACTTGTTATATTCTCAAACAGCCTGATATTGAACTGTATAGCATCGGGCGATTTCGCCTTCCTCTTTATACAGTTGTAATGAGCCTTCAGTAATTCTTCTGCTTCAACCATACCTGTATGTTTACCGCTTTTCTCTTCTTAGTGCTGTAACCGGACGAACTTGATTGCTAACGCCGCGGCCGTTGTTGCCGCGATTGCCATTGTCGAAGTTCAGATTCCTCGCGTTCGTAGCGCCGTTCTCGACACACGACCAATAGTTCGCACGATTTTCCTGCATTACCTTATTCTTAACTGATTCCCGACAGCCTACAAACGCTGTCGCGGATTGACAGTAGCAGGACCATTATTCAACTGAGAATCGCTTCTCCCGTCAGCCGTAGCCGGACGGAACTCTCGCTTTCTGTCATTGACCGCAACGGGATTCGATGACTTTCTCATAGCTGTAGCCTGTCTGCCGATAGAGGTCATAAGACGACAGATGTCCGCCTGTTTTCTTTCGTCGAACAGCTTGCGCTCAAAACAGAGACGCAGCAGGGTACCAAGCAGCTCATACTTCACCGTAAAGCCGAGTATATACTTGTATCGGTTTTCAAACGGCGCAATATTATAAAGCTGTATATACTCAAACAGCTCCAGTGTCACCTTCGTCAGCTTTTCGCCGAGGTCGTATCTGAACATCCGTGGAAAGTTCCCCTTCCACCCCATCAGCTTGCTTGTCAGCTCGTATGTCGCCTTGTATATCTGCGTATCCCTTGCCAGTCCCATGTCTCTTTTCTGTCGTTAAGGCTTCCCGACACAAGGTCGGGAAGTAGAGAGATAATCGAAATTGATAAATTGATTAAATGATAAATGGATTAAAATGCTGTAACCGGACGAACTCGAGCGCTAACGCCGCGGCCGTTGCCGCCGCGACCGCCAATGCCGAAGTACAGATGCCTCGCGCTCGCAGCGCCGTTCTCGACACACGACCAATAGTCCGCACGGTTGAGTGGTACCGCCCTCTGCTTGCCTGCCGCATTGATGCGTGCGATGGCAAGGTTGATGGTGTTGAAGTGATCGTGGATCAGGGCAAGGTCGCCCATCGTGGGCAACCACCAGGACTTCGCCGCAATGACGCTGTCGCCGCCCACGTCGCCTGTATGCCCTTTCGAGTATGCGTAGGCATACGCCACGGCGTAGGTATCGGGGCTGTCGGAGGCAAATGCTGCGTTCGCCATAATCGCCGCCGTGCGAGCCTTGCCGTCATACGAGTTCAGATCCTGGCTGCTGTTCACCTCTACCGTCGTAGAGCTTCCCCACTGTCTTGTCACCTCGTCGAGGGCGATACCGAGACGGTATCCTCCATACTGGACCACTATGGCATCGGCATCCGCCTGGGTTATGCCGATATTCGTGCGGTTCCACTCTTCCATTCGCAGGTAAGATCCCCTTTCCTCTCTCTGCATCTTACCGATAAATACTCCGTCGCCAAGAGCCGTAAGGTTCTTGTTCATCAAATCCACCATGTCGTTTTTTGCTATCTTTAGAAAATCGTCCTTGATAGCGTTGCTTACTACCGTCGGGTTGGCTGCCAACCACTCGGTCAGTGATATTGTCTTGATTGCCATATAATTTTTATTGTTTAAAAGTTAATAATTCTGTTTATTTGGTATTTGCCATGTGTAGAGCGTAGTATTCCGTGCCGTCCCACACAAGCAGGATGTCTATTATATTACCTGCGTTACAATAGAGTCCGTCTGTCTTCACGGAGCTCTTGTTGTATAGTTGCGGAACTTGTGTGGTGTTATACGACCCACTTGTCTGGCGACCGCAAATCTTTACGTTGTGCGGTGATACAGGGCTACATATCACCTGTACTCTCAAGCACCATGTGTGGTCGGCGCTTGCGATAAATGCTGCCACATCGTCGCGTTTGGGTAACACCGCAAGCACATCAACCTTTGGGCAGACAAAAAGCCAACGGTTGCCATAGGTGTTCAAGTTCACACACCCGAACTGCTCCGTATTGTGCGTAATGGGCGCAAAGGATATACCCTCTATCATACCTCGCAAGACGCCATGTCCGACACCCATAAAGGCATAGTTCCTTCCTTTTATACTACCCGAAGCCTCCAGCCATGCCGCCACATTGTACGTACCCCACGGTATGTCAGTTTTCGCATAGTTTACCTTGAACTCCGCTCCCATCAGGAAGTTGTTGTCACGTATCACGCCCACCTTGCTGCTCAGATTGCCGCCGTCTGCGGAGATATGGATATTGCTCGCTTCACCTTTGGAAGTGCCAAGCCAATCATCAGGGATGTTATACGTAAGTCCGTTACTTCCAACTTCAAAACCACCGAGTATTGTGCCGTCCTTCTGCCGTTCACCGCAGAACTTTCCGCCGTTAATCCACGAGCTGTCCGTCACGTTTATGTTTTTGTATATTCCGTTTACAGCAGTAATATCAGTAAACGTGCCGCCATTGGAATGGATATTCTTGAATGTGCCGCCGTTGCAAACAATATCGTCCGTCTCGAACACACCGTCAGCATTCACCCTTGCGGTCGTCTTGCCGAGGTTGTTTCTTACCTCGAACTTATCTGCCGTCACGATAACTTTCCGGTTGAAAATGTCGATTCCTGTCGCTAACATCTCCTCTGTCGTGATAGCCCTGTTGGTGTATTCCGTCGCCCTGCCGTAGGGTTCGAGCTTCAGTCCTGCTATCGCAATCATGCTGTTCTTCCTCAGCTGCACGGGAATAACGCCTACTGTGCCATCGGTATCTACGCTGAACGTCACGCTGTATCTCGTCCATTCGTATGTCAGCGTCCTGTCGGGCGATACGGCGCCGTTGCCGTCCATCGACCAGTTACCATCGTCACGCACTGCCCACGAACAGCCGCTGTTGCTGCCATCGTAGAGATAGGAGTTGAACGAACCTTTGCCCTGCGCCCAGAAGCTCAACGTATAGACCGAACCTCTGCCGAGCGTCAGCACCTTGCCCGAATCCACCACGTCGAGGTTTGCCGACGAGGATGAAGCACCCGCAACCACATCGAGCATTTTTCCGTCAATCTCCGCCTTGTCGTCAGCTATCGCCGTACCGTTGCCGAAGCTCCATGCGTTGCTGCGGATGTCGGGCAGGATATTACCGAGAGCAACAGCATCATCTCTGTTTGCCGACCATGCCGTGCCGTAGCCGTTCGCCGCATCCTCTATCTTCTCTATCTGCGCACATTGCAGGAAACACTTGCCGCCGCCGTCGTCCTTGCGAGGGTAGGGGAACACGGCAAACTGATATTCTCCTGTCGCTCCGGCATGTGTCCATTTCGTCTCCGCCTTGCTGTCGGTGGTAGACCTAAGGTCCACATACTGCGTATACGTCCATGTTCCGCTGCCATTCTCCTTGTAGACATAAGCCCTCATGCTGCCGCCACGGGCAGAGAGTGTAGCGTCAATCCGTCCCCAAATGCTCATGGCATAACTCTTGCCCTTCTCTAAGCGTACCTTGCGCTTGCAGAAGCCGTAGATGCCGCTGCCCTGGTTCACATAGGAGTTAGGAATCAGATTTCTGTCCCTCACCTCCGTCTGGTTTACCTTCGCACTAATCCTGTTGGAAGTCACCTCTAACGTGCCGACTCTCTTCGTGAGAGCACCGTTCGCAGTTTTGAGAGAATCAATCTTCCCTTCCGCACTGTCCACTCTGTCGCTTATGCTCGTATAGCTTGCAACAAGTCCCTTGCTCGTAGAAGACAAGCCACCCCAGAAGGAGCCGCCGTCAACCGTGAACTTCACCTGTGCCGTATACGTCTTGCCGTCGAGTGTGCAGGGGATGGAGATGTTGGCATATCCTGCCGTACTCGGAATCCTGTGTCCGTCAACGGTCGCTGCCGTGTTGATGGCAGAAAACTGTACCAGCCCCACGGCGCTGCCGCCGACAACACTCTTCGATACATAGCCTTGGCAGTTTACGAACACCGCGTTCTTGTCGGCGAAGGTGCAGGAGGCTGTAATGTCCTCGCTGCCCTTGAATACCTTTATCTGCGCCTTCTGCGACAACGAGGAGCTTTTAATCTCTCCGTTGTCGTCAGTAGAGAACACAAGGGTGTCGGGGGTAATCCTTACGACAACCCCGTCTTCGCCATCCTTGCCGTCCTTACCCTTGCGCAGATAGTTTACGATTGTTACATATTGTGCTCCTGCCATATTCCTTCAAATTTTTAAAGCGTTACTGTTGCCGTTATCGCCACCTGCACGTTGCCCACATTGGACACAATCTCCTCGGTTACAACGAACTGCTCCTTGTCTGTAATCGGGTCGTCGTATACCGTAGAGCCTTCGGGGTCGTAGATGACGAACTTCCACTCCACCTTGCTGTCGGGAATAACGGTGTCGTTCATCATTACTACAGGTGTCCATTTCACCTGCGCATGGGTGGGGTCGCCCTCAATAATCTGCTCGTCCTCCGGGGTAGGGTGGGGTTCTATGCGCAGAGGGTCGGAGATGTCCTTAACGAGCTGTGTGTCCCAGCCTACATTCTCTCCCGATGCTCCAGTCACCACAACCTTGTACATCCTTGACTGGTTCACGTCTGACGGAGTTACGGTCAACGACTGTGAGGTCTTGCCTGTCAGAATCTCCATCACGCCAGTCTCGTTGTTGTTCGCATACCATTGATACTTGAATCCTGATGTAATTGGCGAACCCTCAGCTGCACTGACCTCTGCCGTCAATACCGTGGACGCATAGGTAGGGTCACTCGCACTCACAAGACCGCCGTTAGTGGCTCGTATGTTCACTACCGACGCACCAACTGACGCAAGCTTGATGCCCACGTTGGTACTTGCCGATACACTTGCGCTGCTCATGCCGTTGGCGATGGTGGCAGTCGCCATGATGTTAAACGGTGTAGCCTGCGAAGCCACAACAACGTTTTTTATTATCTTCAGTCCTGCCCTGCGCTGTGCTGTGGCATCCGCATCAATGAGCTGGAAATGTCCCGTTTCACCATTGAAGGTGTTGGTGGAGATACCCTTGTCATTAAAGGTCAGCAGGGTGTTTGCCACACGCCATGCCACGCTGCCCTTACTCGGGTAAATCTCGCTGCCCGACTTTTTTGAGCTGAATATCGCCAATTCCACGGTCGGCGGATTTGTCTCAAACGAAGGCGAAATGCCTGTTGCTTGCTTGGTGTTCGGGTCGTAACTTGTGTACTGCTGGTATATGTCTCCATAGTCGGAAACGAGCATAGCGGAGTATGTTCCGCCCTGCTTGGTATATTGTACTTCAACGATATAACTCGCTTTATCCATGTCTTACTCCTTTCTTTTTTTGTTGTCTACTGTACTTTCTTTCTGCTCTTCCTGGTTCTCTGCCCCGTCTGTCGGCATGTGCGACATGTTCTCGTCAGGTATCACAGGCGGTGTGACCGGCACTACAGGCTCTGCGGTCTCCGTATTGCCGGAATTGTCATCTGTAGTCCCCTCCGCTGTCTCTGTTGTCTTTGTAGAGCTTGCCTCTGCTTCTGCGTCCTTGTCTAAATAGATTGGGGTGTACACGGTAGCTGGAGGGTTTGCCGTGCCGTTGCGCTCTGCCTTTGCTTCCATAGGCGAAAGCAGGGCACCGCCCACATAACTTACCCTGTCGGCAAGCGTCAAGCCCGGCACGCTGTTGATGTCGGTCATCCAGATAATGTAATTGCCGTCCTTTGTCTTGTTTCTTAACGCGAGGTTGGCGAATAGTTTTGCAACCTTCGTGGTCACTTTGATTCGTGGAAACTGTGTCATGATTCTTATTTTTTTTAGTTCGTATATACTAATTTTCCGTCATCGGTGGCAACATAGCTGTCGCCATCCGTGAGAAGCTTCTGTGCTCCCTTGTCTTCAACGCCGAGCCCGATTACCATTCCTGCTGAGAAAGGTATTTCAGGGTTTATCTCGTTGGATACCACCTTGTCAACGGTCTCGTCAGACTTTCTTACTGTCCAGCTAACAGTGAAATGCTTGTTTATCTCCTCGTCCGTCAACGTCTTGCCGTCCACTTCCACTACGCAGCGAGGGTTAATGTACTCCTGGTCGGGGTCGGAAGCGTTGCTCACGCCAAGTATGTATGCCTTGTAGTCCGGCATCGTGCGCTTTGCCGCTAATTCGGCGTAAGGGTCACGCTCGCCGAAGGTGTCTGAAGATCTCAGGGCTGTCCTTCTCATTGCCTTGCACACATACATCTCCATGTCGCCTATAAGGTTTCTGTCAATCGTCAACGTGCTGCCCTGTACATCGGTCTCCACACCGTCCACGACAGCTTTCTTTGTGGACAATGACACCACGTCCACATCCTCGATATGTGTGCCATCGATAAGCTGTAGGTCGTAGGATGTGCCCTGCACATTCACCTTCCTGTACCACTCAAATTTCGTATTCTTAGCGTTGGTAATGTCTCCGCTACCGTCTGTCAGCAGAGCCTCGAATGTCACGATGGAAGCCTCTGTGACAGGATTCCACACCGATACGGTAGGCGATATATGTAATACTGGAACTGTCTCTTCCATGTCGTCGCAGAGGATGGTCTTCTGTGCGACGTAGTTGTACACCTGTCCGGACTGGGGGTCAACATACCGTCCCTCGAATTGCAGTCGGATGGGATTCTGTACCGAACTGTTCTTGTTGACGAGTAGCATACCCCTTGTCAGCCCGTCGGCAGAGTTACTTACAATCTCGTAGCCGTTCTTGCCGTTCACAATGGCATCACCTTTCACGTACTTGTTTGATGTCTTGTTATAGACCATCTCGTACCAAGCGAAAGTGAAATTGTCGCTGCTGTTGATATTCACATCCTCACCGCTGCCGTTCACGTCACGGCTGTTCATGGCACGGCATACCGGGAACAGACATAGCGGTCCATCCTCGTAGTCGGGATAGAAGCCGCCCGTTGCACTGTTGTAGACTTGCCTGTCTACCGTGCCTCCGTAGGGAATGATGTCCACGCTCACGTCGAGCGGAGTATAGATAATCCCTAATCTTCTTTTTTTTGCGATTCTCATAAAATGTATATTTATAATGATTAAATCTCTGTCTCGTCAGATGCCTTCTTTATCGTCTTCTCTTCCTCGCTCCGGGCATTTACTGTCTCGTCTATGATGGCAACCTCCACCTTGAAGGAGCACGAAAGACGTTCCTCGGCATTCTTGCCTAAGTCTTCCCATGTCAGAGGCACCGAGAATCCTGCGTTTGCATGTGCCACCGCCCAGATGTTGTCTTCGTTTGCATTGCCTGTATCTCTCGTCCACACCACGTTCTTTGCAAGGATATGGTCTGTCACGTCCTCGTTATAGAGGTAGCCTCTTACCGAGAGTGTGGTAAACACGGGATAGTTGCCGTTGTCGTCCCTCGTACTTATGACATCCGCATCAAAGGTTTGGTCGGCACCCGATATGCGACAGGTGAATTCGGGATTACCTTCAAGGAATGCCCATCCTGTGCTCGCATACTTCGGCTCTTCTGTAGTCTTGTCGGAGATACACCGCCACTTGCAGCCGTTGCGCCACACGTCATGTACCTCGGTGGCTGTAGCACGGTACGGCTTGTCGCCCTGCGCCGTGGCAAGGCTCCACATTCCCCTGTCCACGACATTCTGCTGCACATTGCCCTCGTAATCCACATTGATGATGTTCTGCACAGCAAGCCATTTTGCATAGAACGCTCCGTCGCGCCTGTCTGCTTGGGGAAAGTCCTGGAATACGAACGACAAGGCGTCGGGCAGCTTGCCTATTGCTACGGAATAGTTTGTCTTGTCTATGATAGGCTTCGTCACATGGTCCAGCCACACAAGCAGACCTGTCTCGGAAGAGATATACCAACAGCTCTGCCGCTTCTCGTCAACGGGATTACCCCACCTTATAAGTCTTGCTAACTCGCAAGGAGGGTAGTTTTTGCCGCTCGGCACTTCATCGTCGGGGTACATCACCACGCTAATGGTGTTCGTCAGAGTATTCACGCTGAGCACCCTGAACCACATGTCGTAGTATTTGCCGTCTTCAAGGAGCGTATTGATGCTCGCTCTTATACAGTCCTGCTCGTGGAATGCCGTAAAGTCATTGTCCCATCTCTTCTTTAGTTTCAGGTCGTAGGTGGTGTTGTCACCCTCTGTTGCAGGCGGCACTACGGTAACGCTCTCCACGCTGCCGCTCTCCGTGAACATGAAGTCGCTCTCCACCGCCTGCTGCCTGTTGACGATAAGCTCCTTGGCTATGATGGAGCTTCGTGAAGTTATGCTTTCAAATTCGGCATTACCTCTCTCGTCCACCCTGCCGCCTGTACCGTACAGTATGCCCTGTATATATTCTCCGAACTCCGCACCGCCCTTGAATCTCGACATCAGCCCTGCCACAACCTTGCCCAATATGGCATTCCCGTTCTCGTCAATGCCGTGGCCAACGTTTATCTTCAGGCCCTTGAGGAAAGTGATAAGTCCCTGTGCCGCATCATTGTTAACTCGGCTAAGAGAATTATCCTTGAGATATTTCGGGATAACAATCCTGTCTTCCGCTTCCACAGCAGTATTCTCGTCGGCAATACCCATAAGGCTCCTCTCGTCGCCGACAAAAGATATGTGTCCACCTGTATCAATACTTAGGTTCTGTGCAAGAAGGTTAAGGAACTTCTTGCCCGTCTCCATATCGACATTCTTCAGAAAGGTAACAATACCATCAACCGAAGAATACTTATACCACTCGCTTTCCGTGCCCGTGGCAGCAATCGCTTCGTCTGAAGACAGAAGACCGGTTGTAATACGCTGTTGCCAATCGCGATGAATACTACCATTGTCGCCCGACGATGTAATGATACCTTGCAAGAAGATATAATAATAGTCGATAGAACCGATCTGCTCCTCAGCAGCATTCTTGCCGTATACATCTATTTTCTCAGACGGAAAACATACGTATGCAGTCTGATTTGCTGTACCGTCTTTGGGGATAGCGGCATAGACGTATTTTTCCGTATGCGTATTGAAAACCGTAGGCGAGGCTTGCAGCGTCCACCTACGGTAGTTATGTCCGGCATCAAAAGAGATAATGCCTTTCATGTACACAAGTATCTTGGCACCGCTGATACACGCTGCCTGTATATAGTCAGGATTGCCCGTGGTGTTAAGCTCTATATAGAGCGCATTGGGCGAGATCCAATAATCGTTAGGAGTAGCTTGTGTCATATATAGCGTATTAAGTCCTTCATTTTCTGATAACAAAGGTAAGAAAAAAGAGGTTGGCGGTACGGACGTACCCTATGGCAACAGTACAGAAAACACCCAAAATCACCATCACGGAGACTTTGGGTGCAAGCGTCTTTCATGATTACGTATGAGAAAAACAATAAGAAATGTCAAAGTAAGGGACTGCCATTGATACCAAGCACGGCTGTAAACGATACAATGAGAGGGTCCCTTTCAGTCCGATTAAAGAATGTGGTATTATCCTCCGGCGTGATAGAGCAAGGAATGAAGCGCCCCTCTATGTCCATCCATATATGTTCCGACATAAGGAACTCATGCAGATACCACCGTAACCACGCCTTGTTTAACGGGTCAGACTGAAACAGCCATGACTCATTATTACTCATCTTTCTAACCGCTGCACGACTGAACTTTCTGAAGGTCTCCTGTCGTGCCACGACGTAGGAGGAGGATTTTACCGACAGCTTATTGCTATGGACCCTCGGCACACTCACGCTCTCCAATACACCAAAGGAGTTGATAAAGCGGAATACCTGTCGTGTGTTACCTTCGCTGGCGGGCAGGGCATATACCAATTGTCCACCGATGATCTGCTGCCCCTCCTCGGTAATAGCTACCGCTTTCGATTCCGGTTGCGTAAGACTTGCGCTTTTAAGCAGGTTTTGCGCCGTGTCATAGGGTGGGGTATAAACAAACTTCTCACCTACAAAGGCGAGGTGGGGGGTGTCGGTTGGCTTACGAGACAATGTAGTTGTGTCTTTATACCCGTTCGACATGATACGGTCGAGATCGGAGTAGGCACCGAATAGGGTAGCAAGTACGGGTTGCTCGGTAGAACTGCCAGTCTTTGCCGGATAGATGATTTCGCCCATAGTCTTTACAACCCCATCTAACATATACTCGTCATACACCTTCAGGTAGAACTTCACCAAAGGATAACGTGCGGTCTCCGCTGAATATTCATAGCTGTCACGGAAGGAACGTAAGGCAGAGGAGATGTCGAGGTTAACCACCGAACTATCCTTCTCCTCTTTCACGGGTTCCGACATCTTGATGGTTTCGTAGTTACCGCCACTCATTCCGCAGTTTACTTCGATAATGACACGATGGAAAGACGGTGTACCATTTATTACGTTAGGCTGTATGCTGAACGTGATAGGGTTGCCGTTGAATATGCTGCCTGAAGATAAATTAACTGATCTTGCCATGATAGTTATTAGTGATTAATTATTAGGGATTAGTGATTGATTATTAGTGATTATAGACTGTATACTTCTAACTCCACCTCGCCCATGCCGTCCTGAACGGAAATGTCGGTGGTAACTTTATTGATAAGACATTTTTTGCCACCTATCAACCACCATTCTTTCCAATGATTCGGTATGTCGGCTATCTGTGCGACGGAAGCAAGACACTTTACGCGGTACTTCTTTCGGTTCAGAAGGAAGTAAGCATAGTCTATCATAAAGGTGTCGAAATAACCACGGTTCTTAATGAGTGGGTCGCTAACCACGAGTGGGGCATCTGCCCATTCGGGCTGCACCCAAGCACGAGGTTTTAGTGAAAAACGTTCCTCGTTGCCGATGCCCGACTCTGTACCGTTGTAGTCATAGACATTACCGTAGGGGTCTACGGAATCGGTGGTAAGGGCATACTCACCTACGGTAGTACGCCACTTGGAGTTGCCGAATCCGTCATAGTTGTAGTCGAAAGTCTCCGTGCTGGAGTCGGTGCCACCACCACGCATTACAGCAATACTCAGTCCCCAATCGTATGACTGAAGAGGCGAGTTGCCGTCGTCGGTGCCCGACGGATCGTAAGACTCACGGAGTTGCAAGGTTTCCGTCACATAAAAATCAGCCACGGTAGACGACAGCGGATTCTTGATATATTGCTTGATGAACTCATGCTCCATATCTTCATCCACATTAGCTGCCATGATGGTTTGTGCGGAATCGCCATTTACGGCAGTAGTAGCATAACCCTCGATATTCTCTCCCGATGTAGGCTGTTTCTCTGAATCGGTAAAGCACACGGTATCGAAACTTGCCGAGAGTGCCATGCGGTAATTGACATCAACCATGCCTGTCGGTACGAAGTTAGACAAGAACTCCTGCACAAAGTCTTTGTTGATGGTTGAACAATCACCCATCTCAACACCCTTATATGCTCCCACCTCAAACAGGCGAGGCTTCATATCATTGCTGCTGGTGAAGTCGGAATCAATCTTGACACGATATTTATTGCCTGTCTGAAGGTCAATAAAGACGTTCATCTGACCGTTGTATACATTATGAATGATGTCTTTATATGTAAGGCTCATTACGGTGGAGTTCTTCGGGTATTCGATATAGTCATAATCCGTATTGTAATCCTTCACCTCGTTCTTCACATTGTCCTTCTGCTCCTTTGCTTCACTCTCGGCAGAATAGCCCACACGTACACCGGTTATCTTCTCACTGAGCTGAATCATGCTAAGCACGTTCGCATTGAATGTGCGAGGTTGCGGGTTCTGTTTGCGGAACACGTCGCGGATGAGATAAGCCGTTACCTTCTTCCGCTCGTAGTCGTAATGGAACTTTATTCCAAACTGGTTTTCGAGCGAACTGATAACGTCTGATACCGACTCGGCAGGGAAATTCTTTTCGTTGGCAAACATCTGGACAATACTTGCATTCATGTATGCCTCAGTGATAGTAGACTTTGTTGTAATACTTGCAACTCCGTCCTTTCCTACTTCAACCTTTGTTTCTTCCTTGGCTATAACTTTTGTAACCGTCGTCTTTGTGGATGAAAACTCAGGGAAACGAGGATCTTTTGCCGTCTCGAACTTATACTTTGCCTTTCGGTAAGTAATCTGCTGCATGGATTTGTCTTTAGGGTTTTCCAAAGACAACTTACCCCCGCAACCACGACTATCAAGCCATTCGTTGACACCATCAAACAGTTTTTTGCACTCCGCTTCACCTTTTGCGTGAGTATTAAAAATGCCGAACTTGATGTCTTCCGTGGTTTTCAGTCCAGCTTTCACGGCTTCGTCTTCCTTATTGTACTTCTCTCCATAATACAGCGGTTTTGTATCATACGAACATTTTGTAGTAAAGAAACACAAACGCTTCAAGTCGCCGATAGCCGTCAATGCCGACTTGTCGAACGATACACCAAGGCTCTCAAACAAGCAATCAAGGAAGAACAATACATAAAAGCAGATACCCGACTGTGGGCGGTCAGCTTCGAGTACCCATATCGGACCATGATTCTCATACATCTGCTCCTTGTCAACATTGGAAAGGTTCTCCACAATTTTGTCTGATGTTTCCCCATCTTTTATATCATAATGTTTATAGCAGACGCGGGCATTGCAGAAGGGCTTTATGGGATAGGCATCTTTTACATTGATATAAGACTGCACCACCTTTGGCATATTCACCTTGTTGCCGTCGGAATAGGTGCGCTGCACATCCAGTACGGCTTTATGCAAACTACCCGTCTCCTGACATTTGCCAGGAAAGGAGAAACCAAGAGCCTGTGGCGAGAATGTTGCTGCCGTGGTATAGCCGCTACCTACCGAACCATACTTCTTGTCGCCCTTCTTGCCCTCATATTTTATCACAACATCGGTGTTGTAGACAACCTGCACGTTCACCTCGTCGATTTTCTCTCCAATCAGGAGCTGGTCGCGGTAACGTTCGGGGATAGGCACCTCGTTACACTTCAGGTCGCTGATAAGATCGTCAAACGACTGTGTGCTTGCATCAACATTAATAGAGAGGGAGTCTTCCACGGCTTCCTCTTCCTGCATTACCGCCGTTCCGCTGGCAAGAGGTACACCGTCGGCGAATATCTGCATCGGCATGTGCTCATAGCTGACAGGGCGAATGTCGGAGTTAGGGTTGTCGATATTCTTCAGCAGATGGCGATTACCTTCGAGTGGAATGGCAACCGGATAGGAGAACATCTCCGTAGTGTTGAAGAGAGGATTGCTCAGTTCAACACTTATAGAGAAATCGTCCGCAAGATTCACGAGCTTGTCTCCGGCAAGAATTGCAAGTTTACTGTTCATAATATATATAATGTATAATGTTTGCGTTGGTACAACAATGGCAAGTATCGGTTACACTACGATACAGGCATTGCCGTACAGAGTGATGTTGTGGTCCGTCTTGCTAAACACCTTGGTGTCGCCATAGGCTTCAATCTTCAGATAGCTACGAGCATGAATTTTTCCACCGTGGGCTTCACACTTTGCGCTTTCGTGAAGCGAAGCACGGGTAGATGACCATAAACGGGAACGGCCATAGGCTTCTACCCAACCTTTGCTTATATGACCATAGGAATGGTCGTAGAGCTGGACGAGACATTCATCATTCTTCTCGCTATACACCTGGGAGTGGTCCCACGCCCGAACGTGAGCCTTGCCAAGAACATAGCATTTTGCACGATCGTATATATCAACGACAAAGTCATGGTCGGTCACTATGACAAGGACAAACTCAGGTGCAATCCGAGGACATTCGTTGAAGTAGATGCCAGCGGCGTTCATTTCTGCTTTGAGAGCAGGGTAGAGGGCAGGGACTTGATCGTTAGCAATGTCGGCAAACTTGCTGTTTACTATATCGTCCCAGTTCTTACGCCATGTTGCCATCATCTGGCTCACGTCGCCGGATGCCAACATCTGCTTGTAGCCTTCGGCACAGGCATGACGTTCGTGACAGGCACGTTTGCTGATTTCCTTCAGATTCTTGTAGGCTTCTTCCTTTTCCATATATCTTTCCTTTCTGTTACTCTTTTTGGTTTTTATGCTCCTGCCTCCTCGATGGTCTTGGAGAGGATAGCTTCGTAGCCCATCAGTTCGTCTTCCGACACCACGTCGCTGTACTCCTGGCGCAATCTGTCGATGCGAGTCTTGATGCCTCTCACACGGGTCTTATTGCTCGGTTTGTCCTTGCGCATGATGTACTTGATGATAGCGTCAGCTTCAGCCTTGTGCTGTGCGGCAGCCTCACGGGCGGCTTTCACCTCCGGTCGGTCGGCAGCTATCTTGTCGGCTATCGACTTCGCGAAGAGTGGATCGCGCTGCTGTGCCTTCTCATAGAAAGGCTTAAACTGCGTGCGGAGTTTCTGAGGGTCGATATTGAAGGTCTTTTCGACATACTTGATGTATTCGGGGTCGCCGGTGCGCTGACTGAGGCGCAGATACACCTCACCCATCTCACGGTCAACGGCAGTGTAGATGTCGGGCAGGATATGGCTCTCTATCTCCACGGCACGAGTGGCAACCTCCGCTATCTCGGCTTCGGTATAGACGGTGCGTCCGGCTTTTTCGTTGGCTTCCGCCATCGTCTTCGCCTGTTCTGCCTTTGCCGACATTTCGTTGCGGAGGTCACGCACGGTGTTCACCTGCTCCTGCAGGGAAGAGGAGAGGAATACACGTATCTGTTTCAGTGTGGGCATGGTGGCAGCAATGCTCTCGCCGTTGGGGTCAGCCACGATGCCGTTGTATGTAAGAGGTTGAAGTGATACGTCGGGTTTGAGTTCCGGAAACAGACTCTCTTTTGCGTCCTGCAAGGCTTTCTGCTTTTGCTGTTGAGCGTAAAGAGCCTGCTCCTCCTTGGTAGGTCTGCCTACACGACGCTTCTGTATAGCCGGTGTGTCGGAGGTGCTGAGGGTCTGAAGATAGGTGAGGAGCTGACGCACGCGGCGGTGGTAGTCGCGGAAGCGTCGGCTGTCACGGACAAACGACTGTGCTTTGGTGTTGCCTTCCAACAGGGTTAGTCCTTGCTCGAAAGCGTCGTGCTGCTCAGAGGTGAGCACTCGGGCTTGGAGGGCAGGAGTGAGGATTTTGATTATTTCTTCCATATCTTTTCGTTTTTATTGTTTAACATAAAATCAATACAACAGAGGGGACACGAATATCCGCGAATCGTCCTGGTTGTTCTGGTAGCCTTGTGTGGTGGTTGAGGTATCGGTGTCGGTGGTTGTGGTGTCGGCTTCAGACTGTTCGGCTGCCTTGCGGTCTGCGAGGAGGCGAAGAATGTTGTCACGGAGCGAGATTGCGGCATCATGGGCTTGCTGACGGGTCTGTTTGTCGAAAGCAATGATTGACGTGCGCTCAGTAAGGAGTGCAACAATCAATCGGCGGGTCTTCTTCAGAAGCTTATTGCGGTCATCGGCTTGCAGCATCTCGGATATGAAGTCTTCGCCAAAGGCATCCTCCACATATTCCTCCTGAATAAAGCGTAGGTCGGGCAGTAGACGAATAAACTTGTCGCGGTTCTCGTAAACGTCGAGGTACTGCTGCAGGATGGCACAGGTAGGTATTATCAGGTCGTGGTGCAAATAGAAATAGTTGCTCTGCTGCCAGAGGTTTACTATCTCCTCGATTTCCGCTATCTGTACGTTTTCATCTGTTTTCTGTACGCTATCGCCGGTTGTCGGTACGTCTTCGTCCGTTTTCTGTACATTATCGTCCGTATTCGGTACGGAGATAGGCGAGGGTTTTGTGAGTTTTGCCCAGTTCTCAAGCAGAAGGAGAAGGTTGTTGAGCGTTATCATTGCTTCCTTCTTGTAGCCTGCCACACCCTTGTCGAGGAGCTTCTCTGAGGCAGGGTCGTAGTCGTTGCTGGAGGCGATATTTACTCCGGCACCGTTCACGGAGAGAATCTGCTGATAGGCGTAGCGCGACATGGCATCGTTGGCTACCATGCGCTGGGCGTTCAGCAGGAGTTCGTTCCATGGGTGTTGGGCATAGGTGCCGTTTGTTACTTCGAGAAAGAAGTCATCGGGAGTGACCGACTGCTTGTAGTATTCACACAGACGGTTGTAGAGCGGTGTGCCTAACTTGTCACGCAAGAAATCCTTCTCGCTGTTGTCGAGTATGCCTTGAAGAGAGCTTATCTCGTCAATGGCGTTGCTGGGGATGTGGAGCCGAAGCTCCTTGGTGGTTGAAAGTATCATACACTATGCGAATTTTGAGTTTTGAATTTATTCCTGCTTTGCCACCCCTGTTTTCGAGTTATCTAATGTGGTGAGCACTTCGCGGTCTATCTGCCACACTAAGTGTTCATCCCAACCATTAAACTTACTTATCACTTCCAAAGGTCGGAGCATGAGCTGCTGGAGTGGCGCAAACTGAATCTGCTTGACAAGGAAACGTTCGCGGAGGTCGGTACCGCCCGATGATGTAGCGTCGCCTGGGGTGTTGCCGATGAGCTTTGAGTCCAAGCCCATGGCAAAGAAGATGATTGAGGAGATTTCCTGTAGCTCGGTCTTTTCAGCTTGCGCTTGCGAGTTAGCCTTGCTCTCAATCTCCACGATCTCCCACGCCTTGTGCTCCTTGCCGTCCAGACCGGTGAACACGGCAGAGATGAGCGCCTGGCCTGCGTTGTCGGGATTGGAGAGCCAGCGGTTGATGTCGCTGAACACCTCCTGCTGTATCTGTGCAATCGTCTTGCTCTTGTTTTCACCCTGCTGGGCGTAAAGCTGCTTGAGGTATTCCTGGTGGATGTATATGACGCGACCGATAATATTGCTGTTGCGCTTGCGAGTCAGTCGGTCGTCAACGATGGTGAAGGCATACTCGAAGATGCTTCCGGCAAAGATGCTGTGCCAAAGGGCATCGGCATAGTAAGGCCCGCCGAAGTCGCGTGGCGACATGATGAAGCGTGTGGGTCGGTTCTTGCGGCTCACGCGCTGCTGACGAGCCTCTCGCACCTTGCGCTCCAAATCCTTCACGGCTGTGGCAGCGGGGAGATATGGCACAGCGGCAATCTTGATGTCTTCCGGTCTGAGCGAGATGTTCTGTTGCGTGGAGTCGAGCCACTGGTTGGACAGATACGCATAGTTAATGCGATACTGCTCGTCCTGTCGCTCCAGTCGTGTGGTAAACACGGAGCGCGGCTTGATGCCCACCACCTTGGGTGTCCATTGCGAGGTGGGCGTGGGTGTGCCGTCTTCGTTGAGCTGCCGCTGGTTGAGTTGTAACTCTACAAAGCATTGCGACATGATTGCCATATCGCCTGCCAGCTGCAGATATGTATCCATAAGATCGTTGTCCTCCTTAAACTGCCGCAGCTCTATGTCGGTACGCTGCCATGCCGTGAGGGCTTCCTTGAGCGACTTCATCTCTTCGGAGTCGCCGGTGTCGGCAGTGGGGGGCTGGGCGATTTCTGCCAATGGATTGTCGGTGGTGGCTGCTGCTGACTGCTTGTTGTCTTGTCGTTCTGCCTCTTCGCGAGCTTTCAGGTCGGCTATCCATCCGCGTATCAATGCTCCGGCAGCGACGAAGGGGATGTATTTCTCCGTGATGTTGCCGCCGACGTACTGTACGTAGTAGTATTTCGGCACAGGACCGTGACCTACGAGTATCTTCTTTACGAAGTCGATGCCTGCTGCCGTGAAGGGCGACATGCGCGACAGTAGCCAGATGATGTTGGGCAGACGATTACCCACGCCCCACTCCATGAATCCGAGTCCGGGTGTGCCTACACCTTCGGGCTTGGCTTTGTTCTCGCCGCCGCTGGAGCCGAACACGGCAGAGATTTCGCGTCGGGCATTGCCGCCGCTTGCCGTGCCTTGCGACGAGGTGAGCATGGTGTGGGCATATTCTGCCCAGGAGAATGTGCGGCTGCCGTCGGTATTGGGACGTATGTATGCCGCTGGGCGCACAGCCTCGTAGCCTTGCGCCCGGAGCTCCTCACTACGCTGTTGGAGCTGGTCGATAGAAGATACTGTTGTCATCCTTAGTGCTTGTTTTATTAGTGTTGTTGGCTGAGGGCTGCGAGATACCGCGAGAGACCTCTTGCTTTATCCGATTTATTACAGGACAAAGATAGGGGATTTTGGGTTGGTGAGGCGGACATTGTTTATCGGAGGATTCTAACAACGAATGGCACGAACGACACGAATTTTTTGCATGTTCATGAAATTCGTGAAATTTGTTGTTTAAAAAAAGACTGCGGGCTTCGCTGTCTTCCTTTTCCTTTGCACCCTGGATAAGTTTGGAAAGTTCGAGGTGTGGGGGATTCGGAGGAAAACTATGCGAGTTGCGCAGTCTAAGTAGCATGTTTTATTAACCTATTCCTCTTGCATACATGATGCAACCATGCCGTTATTAAAAATCAAAGTCATTCATTTCGTTTGCAGCTTGGAGGTCATAGCTCTCCACGTTCTCAATCACCATGTCCTCGCCCTGAAATAGCTTAACGGTAATCTTGCTGTTCTTCAAGTCGGGGTGTACGCTGCGAATATTGTTGTGCGAAATCCACATCGGGATATTGCTCTCCTTGGTATATACCACGAGATACCACGGTCCGGTCTTGCACTTCTCTATAGAAACAGCAAGGTGAGACGTAACGAAGTTTGAAACCTTGTCAAGAATTTCGTCGAGAAACTCCACCTTGCGCTTGTCGCTGCACTTTTTCGCCCAACAGACGAGGAGCATAAAGAGAACGACGGAAAGAAGAAGAGTAAGGATAAGGATTAGAAAACCCATAGTTGTTGCTATCATAATTGTTCTGTTTTAATTGTTATTGTTTTAATTGTTTATCGTTTGATATTCCACATGTGCTCAGCCGGGCCAACGAGCACGTCAATGTTTGCGCCCTGCTTCTGAGCCACCGTCTCCACCCATTTAAGCTGAATAAACTGCTGTGGATTGAGGTTCATTTCGCTCATATACGCCTTGTCTGCCACAGCCTTTTGGCGTTCAGCCTTCTCGCGAGCCACCTGAACCTCATACTCACGTTCCTGCGTCTGCTTGGCCTGTACCATTTTAGCCGTACGGTTCATTTCGGCAAGCTGCTCCTTGTTGGGTGTTGCCTTGCCGATGATAACGTCCTTGATGATGACTGGCATAGGCTTGTGTTTGGAGAGGGCTGCGACGTAATCCTGCATCTGCTTCAGAATCTTCTTATCGATGGTGCTGAGTACTTCACGGTTCGACATAAGGTCAAACGGACTGTACTGCGAGATATGGTCTCTAACAAGATTACAGAAGTAGTTGTAGAGGTTGGTGTTAAACCAGTCGCGTCCATAGTTCTGAAGAAGCACGGGCGAACTGCCCTGCTCTACTTGAGTGACGATTACCGAGTGGAAATCAAGCGGAGTGTTGTCGTCAGAGAAAATGTCGTCAAGAAACACCTCATGGCGTACCGGGACAATCTTGAACGTCTCGGCGCGGGTGCTCATTGCACACCATGTCAGACCACTCTGAACGGGAGTGCTGTCAACACCACCGTGTCCGAATATCCAAGGCTTCTTCACCAACACGGCTTCCTCGTCGGCATCGGGCGACACAAAACGACACGAGGATAACATCACTACTGCGACAAGCGCAAAAAGAATTGAAAATAATTTTCTCATAATTGTTGTTGTTTAATTGTTTGTTATTTTGTTCTTGTTTCCTTCAACCGGTATTTGTAAGAGCTCAGTCCGTTATCTTCGCCCTTCTCAATCTTCCAGTCGAACCCAGCCGCTTGCAAGCTCTGCATGAAGACATTGTAGTCTCTATCATCGATATACGGAGAAATGTTCTCTTCTTCAAAGACAACGAGGTGGGGATTGCGGTCGAGGTTGATGTGAAGTCGGTTTTTGCCGAGGAAGTCGCAAGACTTGGCCGTATCAATAGGAGCTTCAATATGCAGATTGTAATCTCCCTTTCCGCTTATCCAAAGGTAAGCATAGCAATAGAGTCTTTCTTCTTCAGCATCATATCGCTTTGCACATACAATGCAAATTTCAGAGCTGCGGAACGAGAGGATTGCGTAAAGCCGTCCGTCCTCGATATGGTTGAGTATGTATTCGCGACGGTCTTTCGGAGAGAGGAGCACCGGCACATTGTCAGGGGCGGTCTTTTGCTTCCTCTCTTCCTTCCGTTGCTTTCTCTTCGCAAGATGCTCCTCACACGTTGCCTGTATGCGCCAAACGGAAAGGGTTACGAAAAAGGAACAAACGGCAACAGCGACGATGAAGAAGCCCCAGCCTAAAAAAGTAGATATAAATACGTTCATTGTTCTATAAATTCGTTATTTGTTATTACTTTGCCTTGAAGTTGTATATCGGCTTGATGCGCTCCACGATTTTTACGGTGTCGCCTATCAACGCTTCTATTTCCTTTGCCGACTTGTACGCCATTGGAGCTTCGTCGATGGTGGACTCACATACCGATGTGGAGTATATATCGTGCATCTGCTGTCGGTATTCCTCCATACTGAACTGTTTCTTTGCCGCCGAGCGCGACATCAGTCTGCCTGCACCGTGGGGAGCCGACCGAAGCCAGTCGTCATTGCCCTTGCCGATACATAGTAGTGAACCGTCACGCATATTCAGAGGGATAATCAACGGCTCGCCAAACTCTGCGCTCACGGCTCCTTTGCGGATGATGCCATTGAAGATGTTGATATAGTTATGTACGGTGGTGAACGATTCGCCCCATGTCTTTATTCCGAGGCCCTTGATGATGGTTTGCGCCATAAGTCGGCGGCTCGTTTCGGCATACATCTGGCACACGTGCATGGCATCATAGTAGTTGACGAGCGTGAAACCGCTGATATAGGCCATGTCTTTAGAAACGGGCTTCAGCTGGCGTAGCGCGTCGTTTATCTCGCTCTGTCTGCCCTGGGCTTTCAGTTCGGAAATGATACGTTCCCGCTCATCGCTGTTGTTGCATTGTCTTGATGCCAACTGCTGGAAATGCTTGCATATCTTCACGCCTAAATTGCGGCTACCCGAATGTATCACGAGATACTTGCGTCCGCTATTGTCCACGTCCACCTCGATGAAGTGGTTGCCACCGCCGAGGGTGCCAAGCGAGCGCATGACGTAATTGAGGTCGAAAAAATATTCCCAAGAATGCATAAATTCCCGAATTTTGCGCAACATAAGGTCAACCATATCCGAGGCTAAGGGACGCTCGTGCACGTTGAATCCGCTTGGAATATTGTCGTTGATGATGCGATCGAGCAAGGACAGGTCGATGTTGGCAAAGCCTAAATTCACGACGTGCATACCACAGCCTATATCCACGCCTACGGTATTAGGTACAACCTTGCCGGCAGTCTGAATTACCGTACCTATTGTGCATCCCTTACCCGCATGACAATCGGGCATAATGCGTATCTTGCAGTCGCGATAAGCCTCGCTCTCTGCCATCCGCCTTACTTGCTCCTGGGCTTCCGGCTCGATGGTCTTTGCAAAAATCTTTAAGTCGCTCATTGTTCGTTGTTCTCTATAAATCCGTTAATAAAAAGAAATGTGCAGTGGTTGAGTTTTCCTTCTCCTCGCTGGTCTGCACCACAGCCCGTTAAGTACGTTGAACGGAGCGGCGACATGCGCACGCTGAGTACGGTCCCTTGGCCTTCGGGATGAATAGGGGCAACTACAAACGTTTGAGGAGCGTACAGCATCGATAGTCAAACGCTTTTTCTTCGTAGCCCAACCTTTTATACCATTGCAACACCCACGGAGGAGAGTCGCGTCCGTCCCACGATATTGCAACGGTTTCTATGCCGTAACGCTTCAGTGCCTTTTCGGCTGCCTCCATCAGGTGCTTTGCCACCTCACAGCCACGGTGCCGTTCGCCCACCCACAGCGAGTAGATAAGAGCGTCTGCCTCGCCATCCAAAGGCTTGTCTTCGGTGCGGTGAGGAATGAACGCCTGTATGCTGCCATGATGCTGCTCGTCGGTGACGAGTATGCGAATGGAGTCTTCCCAATGTTGAAATTGTATCATGTGCAAAGATATGTTGTTTCTTTTACTCGATATGGACATTCTCCTCGAAGTCGTATCTCTTGATAGTGCGGTCGGTGAAGTTGAGTTTTGTGATCATTGTTATATGTATTCTAAAATTGCTCTTTGTATGCGGTCGCTCATCGGGTTGGCAGGGATTGTATAAACACTGCACCGACTGAACGAATAGGCTTCCTTGTCGCGGTCGCCACAACGCTGAAAAATGGTGATGTTATTCATATTCTTTAATCAGAAATACATTATGCTGCCACGAGTTGATTGTTATGGTCGGGCAAACGGCTGGGCCTAATTTACCTCCATCGTTGTTGCCACGAGGATATTGGTAGAGGTCGTAGTTAGTCATATTACCTTTTTTCTACTAATTCCCATGTCTTTTCATCACGAGAGGAATAGACAGTATAGGTAAGTTCGCCACAGTTCTTGGCTGTCCGCACTTCATTCAACATATCTCTCGTATAGAAGCAACGCTCCATAAGGTACGCCAATGCCTTAAACTGGTCTTGAGTAAGGAAAACATCCTGCTCGCCACAAGTGATACCTACATTGTCGGTAATGGTGGAATAGAAGAGTTTTACATCTTCATCTTTTTCCTTTTCGTCGTTAAATACGGTTATCTTCGTTGTATTGTAACTCATAATTCATTTCTCCTTTTCTTTATAATTCAACAAACACGCAGATTCCGCCACTTGCAGCGGTCAGTGTGTTTACGAGCTTACCTCTCCCGACTGTGCGACTGCGCCTCAGTGCCGAGGACGGATAACTGAGGTCGGCAGCTTCGGGGCATGGGCAGTCAGTGTAACCCAGTTCAGTGGCTTGGCGTATGCGAAGGAACGTCTCGCCCTCTCGGTCCACCAACTGAAGGAACGGTCGGTCGGTGGTAGAGTAGATGCGGTAGAGCGATCCGTCGGGACAGCGTCCATACAGCTTGCCGTTCTTAGTAATGGTGCCGCGCTTGTAGTGAGGGTCAGTCATATTCAATCATTATACAGTGTGGGCATTTGTAGTCGGTGGCCCGAAGAGCGGGCGAGAAGTTTCCCCCCCCCATCCTCGCCATTCGAGCCGATGGCTAACGGGATGCACGGAAATCTTAATGCCGGTCATTACTCAAAGCTAATCTTTGCATCCGACAGCTTCTGTTTGCAGACTACTCCGAGGTCCTTAATGACACCCAGACACATATTGCACTCCAGGCATCTCGTGGAACAAATTATAGGGCGGCTTTCCCAGTATAGGCAGGACATTCCTTTCGGCATATACAGCTTTTGTTCTTCACGAAGGAATTGATAGACTTCTCGTACTCCATCAGCCGACTAATCTTTTTGTCCAACTCATCGCAGAGGTCACGCATCTTGCGCATTTCGCAGAACGTCTGTATTATAGGATGTTCCTCCTTGCGCTCTTTTGCTTCGCACAACTGATTCACCACTCTGTTGTAGTCGTCCACAAGCTCATTTACACGCTGCTCCAACTCCGCGTTCTCCTTCACCATCTGGCCCAGTCGCTGGATGAGCACATCATCTTTAATTCTCGAATCTCTAACCATAATATCTATTTTTTTTACGTTCAACGAAAAACTCTTTTTCCAACAACGAATTTCACGAATCTCCTCTGTGTTCATCTGTGTCCTCCGTAGTTTTCTTCTTACATCGGATTCCACGGATTCAACGGATTTTTCTGTTTATTCCGTGCATTCTGTTGGACCTATCTTCATGTAATACGTGTAATACGTAGTTTCTTTCATCTATGGAACATACATGGAGACGTAGATTTTTTATGCAGTGTATCGCGCTCCGCATCTTTCTGTTCATTCTGCAGTTCTACGTCCGTCACTTCCTGCCATGTATTACCGCGTCCGAATCCACACCTTGCAGCCACCGCACAAAAGCTCTTGTCGTGATGACCAGACCGACAAGTTCCAAAGTCAGCACAGGTATCACAGCCGAAATCCATCCAATCAGGATGATACCACACCTTGTCGCCAATCCTGCGGATATAGCCCCTCTTTGTATCTACCACCAAGGTTCTCCCTACGGAAGGCCTTTTGGGCTTATTCAGAACAACCTTATACCGATTGTTTTTCTTTCTTACGATATGATAATCATTAGGCAGTTCAAATCTCGGGTCTAAAACCCAGGGGACAATGCGCCACTTTTTGGGAAAATGAAACTTCTTCGGGTCGCAATAGTCAAGAGACAGCTTGTCTTCTATTGAAAAAAAGTCTTTGTTGTTATCACAACGACCGAGCACGTCAACCCTCCATCCTATGCGACGCTTTGCTGCCATACGCTATTCGTCTTTTAAGTTCAACTACTCCTGCCATTCCTTATCATAAACGGAGCTTACAACCTCGAAGTCTTGCATCATCTTTTGCGAAATGGAATCGCGGATGCCGCCGGAAATGCCTCTGACGGACGACTTAGGGTTCTTGATAGCCACGATATAGAACGATGCCTCTTCCTCGCTCCAGCCTATCGCACCGTAATAATTGTCATACTTGTTGTCTTCGATACAACTGAACGGATAGATGTCGGACCGCAACACGTCGCCCTCATAAATCTCCTTGCCGTTCTTGTCGAGAAAGCCGGTAAACTGGCAGACGGTATCAGAGACTACCTTGTAGGCGATGTTTCTATTCAACATACTTTCCTTTTGTCTATCCTCGATAATGTATGTATTACCATTCTCCTTATAGAATAATCCACAAGTCCATTCTTTGTTATCAAGGCGTTTACCCTTAAACTTGATTGTTCTCATTGTTCTCTATATTTTCGTTAATACTATTAATGCTTATTCTTTATCCAGACAACCTTGAACCGATTTTCCTTTAACCTGATGATATGAAACAACGGTTTAGGTTTATCCATGAGCGGAAGATTCTTAGGAACGTATTTCTTAGGTGGAAAACGTAAACAGCGAGAGTCTCGCCAATCAAAATAGCCTTTTATCTTCAATACAGAACTATCAAACTCTTCCTTATTGTCGCAATATTCAATCACTTCGAATTTCCACCAAAGACGACGTACCAGTTCTTCACTCAACTTTCGCTGGTTTTTCACCCTAACCCGAAAATTTTTAGAGTTGGGCATCAATTTCTTTATGATTTGAGTTGTCTTTATCTTCATTGTCCTCTACCTTTTCGTTAATACATTATTACGTTCTCGCTCCAACTCCTCCCTTTCCTGCTGCATCTTTTTCAAGCGAATGGCAAGCTTGTTGTCGGTTCCATACTGCTTGATGAGCTGGCGCGACTTATACACCCCTGCGAAAACGTAAAGAAAGAGGACGAGGATATTCAACACCACAATTAAGAGCGTTGGCAGCATAACTAACCACCACGACCAACTGATTGCTCCGCAGAGTTTCATAACAATGAAGGCTACCTGAAGCAATGCCATCATAAAATCAATAATTCCAAATTTCATATCTCGTTTATAATTTTAGTTTTGCATCAAAGCCCAGCACCCAAAGGATATTTTGGAGCTCGTGGACGTGTTGAATGTGGCGTATCAGAACATGGTCAGGCAAACTACGATACTTTATGAAAACGGACATTTTACCAATTTTACGCTCTACCGCCAAATATCTCGCAAGAGAATACTCCTCGTTATCAAGAGACTTTGTATAGTATTCGCCAACGATTTCTTCTTTGAAACCGTTCTTGTTAAGTATTTCGGGTGTGACGGGTATGCCTTCAATATTACAGCACCAAGCTCCCCAAGGACCGTCGTCTTCATCGTTGATAGTACTTAGACTAACGACACCTTTTTTATCCTCAAAGACTTTTAGGGGATTTATATCGGTAACAGCGCACATTGTGCCTTTGGGAAACATGCAATCGTGGTTTACCCTTACAAGGTTGCCCGTTCTTAGATTTTCGGGTTTAATCATTGCTTCCCTCCTCTTCTTTACGTTGAGAAACCTTAAATAGCATTGTCCACTTCTGCTCGTAGATATTGCCAATAACCTCAATGTCGCAACGACGCAACATTGCACCTAAAGGACTGGTACAAGGTAATTTTGCATAATCCGCTTTCGGGTAGAAGCCGCCTAAATCTTCCGCCCATATCACGACACAGTAATCTGGTCCGATATGGATAACGTCACCCTCATATATTTCCTTGCCGTTCTTATCATGGAAGCCAGTGAACTGGCAGACAGTCTGGGGGTCTACTTCAAACGTAAATTTAGGACGTCCATCACGGCACGGATTGTTTTTTATAAGAGTCTGATCTGCCACATGGGACAGATCGCCGTAATTCCACTGTCCATCCTCTATGCTCTTACCTTTAAACTTAATCGTTCTCATATTCTCTATAAATCCGTTAATGTTGTTCGATTATTATCTCTTTCTTCGCTTCGCCCTACGTCGCTCTTGCAGGTTATGCCGCACAAGGGGCGTGATGATGATTGAGTGCGAACCGTCGGGCATGATGTATTGGGCTATCCATTTACACTTGCCTTCAATAAAATCGTCTATATCCTGCAATACGCCCTGTAGAATCTGTGCCGTCGGTTTTCTCTCACCTACTTGGTTTTTATACAAATGGCGAATGTATGCCGGATTAACGGTAACGATGTATTGTTTTTCTTTGTGTACTTTCATTGTTCTCTATTTTTTTCGTTGTGCTTTACTTTGTTCCTCTTAAATTCTGTAGTTTCAACCTTACGACATTACAATCCAGTTTCTCCCAATTTTTCAACGCATCTTTTATAGGCGAAAAAATGGCGGAAGGGTCGATTCTTATGACGTTATTGTTTGTTACTTTTACGCAGTCGGGACGGTTGCGACGGTTTACTTTTATGTACATAAGCTAATCTATTAGTTCAAAATCATAAACGAATACATAAGGATTGCTCTCCCAAGTGCCTTTGCCGGAGATGCGGTCTATAAGGGAGGCGTAGGCTCTTTTTACAGAAGGAAACAATTGCCAGGGTCCGTAGCCTAAGACGGAATGTTCATAGGTTGTTCCTGACTCGCCTTCCCCACGAATAGGAGCTACACCCCACAGCGTGTTTTAATGTCTGAACGACATATACCCTCCTTCAAACAGTCCTCGTCGCTTATATCCTGCAAACGCTCCATGCGGATCTTAGTTATGCGGATGTGGTGAGGCATAAGGTCTGCACGGACAAACATCTTATTGTTGCACCCTCTCTCGTACTTGATACACTCCAAAGGCATTCCGTTTTTGCCACAAAGACGGTAAAATTCATCATTCTTTATCAGATCTTCGTATTTCTGAGCAATGGCTATAGTTTCGCCGAGTGTGTAGCGAGACCTGACTGAAATTAAATATTCCGGTGTTATACCGTGTAAAAGAGACTCTTCGCCGCGTTTTAGAAACGTTCTTCTTGTCTGGGTCTTTCTTCCTTCGAGTACTGCCTGCGTGAGACCGTACTTGTCGTTGAACATAATCTTCTTCATACTCTATATTTCCGTAAATACATTATTACTTACTCTTCCTTATCCTCTCCATCTCCTCGTTCTCCTTGCTCAATCGCTCCAGATGCTCCAATACGAGAGAATACGACTGGTTGTTCACCTGGTCTTCAGTCAGTCCAGCGTACTTCTGCATCGTGGCGGTCGTGGCGGTGTAAATTTCGAGTGGTGTGGAAGGCCGCTTGCCGTTGAGCTTTTGCACCTTGAACACATGAGGAAACCTACGGCTCAACGTGTGCATGATGCCAGTCCACCAAAACAGCACCGGCTGCCACTGGTAATCGGGAAAATTGCGGAAATACCGTGCATTGTCCGTGCACTGGGTGCTCTCGTAATGGAAGTCACGCTTCACCATACCGGTATTAGAGTCCACAAACTTCGTCTTGGCATTGAACACCGTGGCGAGAAACATTGCCCGAGCCAAGTCAACATTCTCTGCCTGCCTCATAAGCTGCTCCCCGCTGTATTTATCCATCCGCTGCATCCAGATCAGACTGTTGCTCAGCTGCGTGTAGCTACCCATCGTGTCGGTGGCAAAACGATATTGCGCCCAACTGAAACCGTCGAGGTCCGGCAATGCACCCTGAAACTCCTTCTTCATGCGCCACCACGAACGACGATGCTTCACGGTAGGGTAGGGAAACTTGGTGAGAAACATTCCACGCTCATTGTCGAGCCAGTCGAGCAAGCCCGCTCCCTGCGCTATGTATTCAGGCGAATGCTTATTGTCGGTCTTTGCCCTGGGCGAGAGCCAATAGTTTATTTGCCAAAGATATAGAGGAAAAGTATCACCATGCTTGCCTTCCTTCAGAAAGCGGCAGGAGTAATACTGCTCCTCTATAGGCTCTTGCGGATTGATACCCTCCACAACCTGAATGCCGGACAGGGCGAAGAATATAGCGATTTTCACGTTCTGCATAGAGAACGGATGATAGCGGTCCTGCCGCTCCAACTGCTCCTGCATCACACGGGAAATGAGTTCCAACTGTTCAGTAGAACATTGGTTCCAATGCTTGGGCAGCGTTAGGTCTATTTTCTTTATCATAGTCATTGTCGCCTCCATGAGATTTTAATGCGTTAAGCGAATCATAGTTGTAATTGAACTTTCCGCTTCAAAGATAGACTTTTCCTTTGACGACATAAGGACATGGTGCTTTCCACGGCAGTACGAAAAAGGACAGTACAGAATACAAAAAGCCCCGGTATCTACACCTTTTATTATATATATAAGGCTCGATACCAGGGCTATCATGATTGGAAGTTTTCGAGAGCGATTATTTACCGTCCGCGTCAGAAGAAGGCGTTGCCGCTTCCTTCGGGTTAGACCGGGACGATTGTTTGGCGACAGCGGGTCCGCTCTGCTGCTCCGTGTCGCCTGTTATTTTGATGCCGAGGCGAGAAGGGAATCCCAACCCTTTTCATCCGTAGGCTCCGTAACGTAGAGGTTCGGATAATACACAGGTGATAACTTAGCTTCGTAAGTGGTAATACGGTCGTCACTGGCTGCTGCACCAGTGTCGGTAGTGATAGCACCCGAGTCAAACTTCACCTTACGGTTCGGATCGTAGATAATCTGCGAAACGTCATCATCCTTTGCGATGATGAAGATGTCGTTGTTGTTGATTGCACGCGCCAACTTACCTGCTGCAGGATTAACAAAGTCTACAACGAAAGTACAAGTGAGCTCAAAACCTTTGCGACGACCAAGAGACGAGCCCTTGATCTGCTGCTTCTCGTCAGCACACTGCACCTTATATAGACCCTTTCCTGCTGCGAAGGCAGGAGTGGAATAACTGTTCTCGGTCGCAACAAGAGGAGCAGTGAGCTCACTCTTCAGTCCGATGTAAATATCAGTGCCAAGACCTGCGAGGTTCTCCAAGCACTCTTCTTCGTTGAGCACATCAACGAGCTGTGGACATGTTACTGATCCCATAATATTTAATGTTTTTGTGTTGTTAAAAGGAAAAGGGGCGGCGGTTGGCTATTTTCGTTCGGGTCAAGTTACCCGTCGCCCCCATTGATTTATAGAGCTTATGAGTGAAGCCGTTGAATTAATCTCCTGTCTTCTTGAAGAACACTGTCAAGCCCATGCTCATGCCGGTGGCAGTGAGCTGGATCTTCTTCTCGGTTGAACCGTTGTTCCAGTTCACAAACTTGTAGTTGGTGCCGTCGGTTGCCTCAAGCGAGATAATCTGATTTACAGAAGTCTCGATAGGATCCTTGTAGGGAGCACCATTCACCTTCACTGTTCCGTCGATGTTGCCCGCGTCCTGAGCGTTGGCCTTTGCGAGAGTAACAACGAGGTTAGAGTTGGTGTAATCACCAGCTACAAAGTCAGAGTTAGCGAGATTACCGTCCGACATTGCAAACGAGTGTGCGTAGGGCACCTTCAGTCCGGATCCCTGTATTGACTGAATCTGGAGTTGGATTTGGCGCAAATCTGTGTCCGTACCGACCTTAACGCCCACATAAGTCTCGTTGCTAAGTGTATCTACACCGTAAACAAGATTCTTCGGTACAGTGGCGTACATACGGTCGCCTACGCCAAAGTCAGAAACAGGACAGATTGTAACCTTTGACATTCCAGGCAAAACGAAATTGCCACCTGCGTCATAATCAACCTTGTAGTTGCCGTGATACTTGTTAGCATAGCCGGCTGCGATGTTATGAGCAGTGATTTCGTTCATATACACAAGAGTCTTCTGCTTGCGCAGACGAGCGTCCCACTTCAGATACCAGTTGTAGAAGTTGTCGTAAGGTGTAGAGTCGTTGTTGTCAGCTGGAGCGCCGATAGCCTCGCAAGGAATGAGGTTGCCATTAGCCTCAGAAATAATGCCAGCCTCGATGTCATGCTTGATGCAGGTGTGAATACCGTCATAGAGAGCCAATGCCTGGTCGTGGGCAGGAACGTTTTCCTTGCCATCATCGAGCGAGATGTCGCCAAACCAGAAGTTAGCAGCAAGGTTGTCGGCGTAATTGCGAAGGATTGCTTCTACCGCTGCTGTTGACATCGGGTACTGCCCCTGAGCGTCCGTACCGAATACTGTTTCACAATATGCGTCAATAGAATCAGTAAAGTGATCCCAAGCAAGACGGGCGACAAGGGTACGCTCAGTCAAAAATCCCGCCTGACTGTTTACTACTGAGTGAACGTCTTTACGACGTGTTGTACCACCCTTGCGGAGAAGAATGTGGAAGGTACGCTTAAACTGCATACCGCTGATAATGTCGATACCAAGACGGTCGGTTTCTGCGGGATCGGTATAACCAATACCCATGAGAATTTCCTTAGAAACCTGCTCGGCTACATGCTGAAGCGCATCCTTTCCGATAAAGTTGTTTGGAAGTGTTGCCATAATTGTGTTTGAGTTTTGTGTTGTTGTTAATGTGTTGTTTTGTGTTGGTTGAGAACTTTGATTTAGCAAGGATTAATCCTCACCACGCTTGAAACGCTCAAAAGCTGCCTTACGCTCGACATTGGTCTTGTAAGGTGAAGGGTCAAACTCACGGAGAGTCTGCGTCTTCACTCCCTCACCATTACTTTCGGGAGCTGCACCAATCTCCTGCTCCTCGCTCGGCTCGTTGGTGAGCGAAACAATCTGAGCATCCTTGTCAGAAAGGTTCTGCTCGGCTGTAGCAAGTGCATTCTTGGTGTTCTTCAACTCCTCGTCAGCCTTTGCCTTGCCGTCGTTGAGTGTAGCGATTTCCGCGTTTTTGTTAGCAATAGCCTCGGCATGTGTAGCATTGAGAGTTTCGATTTCTTTACTGTGAGCCTCCTTAGCCTCGGCAAGTGCGGTCTCCGCGACTTCCTTTGCTTCGTTGGCTGCGTCTACCTGTGCGGAGAGTTCGTCGAACTTGCCCTGCAATTCTGCGAGAGCGTTCTCCGCTGTAGTGACTTTCTGCTCGGCATCAGTCACCTTCTGCTCAGCTTCCTTCATGTGGGCTTCAAGATTGTCAAGAAGCGAGGCGTTCATATACGCGCCCTCTTCCGTAACGGCAATCTCGCCAGCCTGCAATCCGCAAGCGTTGCAAATAAGAGGATATTTCTCCATATTTATATTGGTGTTTGTGTTTGTTGCTTCCGGTTTCTCTGGCTCCGGCTCGTTCTCAGGCTCGTTCTGTGGATCGTCCTCTGGTTCATCTTCCGGCTCGTTCTGTGGCTCAATCGTCTGCTCACGGTTGATAAGTTCAGCTCTACCATCATAAAGGGCAAAAGTGTGTTGAACCACCTCCTTAAACGACGACTGACCATCCATAAGAATACCCTTCACGTCCTCGGCATTGAACACCTTGCCATGCAGATGCTCATCGGTGGCGTTAGGGCAAGCTTTTTTAACGTCGGCACGGAACTCAACGCCAAGTTCGGCAAGCTCCTTGATAAGCTCCTTGTCATCATCCTTGTTAGCAAGGTCGCGGTAAGCCTTATTCTTGTCGAACGACTTAGGATCGTAAAGTTCATGATAGGTCTCGTCGGTATACTTGTCTTTAGCTCCATCGGGCAAAGTGTAGAACGCTGCCATCACGCCGATACAACCTACAATATCTTTCGGATTCATATAATAGCGTTCGTCGCAAAGAGAGGCAAGATACATTCCTGCTGAAGCACACATACCATCAACCAGGGCTATAACCTTCTGCCCCTTAGAGTGGGCATAGTCGATGGCAAGTGCATAGTCATTCTTTGCCCATGCCGAGCCGCCAGGAGTGTTGATGATGAAAACGTGTCCACGACAAAGAGGATGATCGGCTACCCGCATCATCATGTCGCGATGGTCTATTGAACCATACGAACAATAGCCACCGTTGCGAGTGATAGGGCCGTCAACAGACAATACCGAAACGAACGGGAAGTTCTGTGCCAGCTCGTCGTCGGCGGGAAGATCCAAAGTCCAGTTGCCTCTCACCTGCTTGCCATCCTCTGAAATCTGATATTCCTCGGGATAGTAAGTCTTGCCGTCGGCATCCTCCGCGGTAACATATCCACAAGTCTTCTCCGGCTTGCTGAAAGCCGCATGAGTATTCAGATTGTGCTCAAGCGACTGACGGATGCCATGCACGAAGTCCGGACTGACCATCCACTTCTTTTCAGTTAGAATTTCGTAAAGTCCTTTCATTTAAAATTTTGTGTTTGTGTTGTTGTTATCCTGAATACAACCTTTTTACCAGTTGCTAAAGTTGCGGAGGAGGGACTCGAACCCTCGACCTCCTGGTTATGAGCCAAGCGAGCTGCCAGCTGCTACTACTCCGCTGTGTTATCCGAATGCAAAAGTAAAAAACATCCTATTAAGGCTTTGGACGAAAAATGCCGTCATCCTCACAGACAACGGCACCGGTAGATAAAAAAAAATCAAAAAAAGAAATCAGCTTCATCTTACTGTAATCGGAATAAAATCCGACAGCGACTTGCATGAAGTAGTTAGCGACATCTGCTCTTCAGTCTGCGAAACATTTGTAGTCGCATTGAAGGAAAAGGTGTTTGGTAACGTGTAACAAAGGTACAACTGCCCGTCTTCACGACGAATCACAATATAGCAATCCTCCTCTTCGATAGCTATTTTTCTCTGTGTTTCGCGCACATTTTCCTTTCCGTCAGTGATTGTTGCACTTATTTCTAAAGAAAACAGCGTTTGGGAACCCATTTTACTGATAGTGGATTTAGCGGTCAAGGTTTCGGCAACCACCAGTGATTTATCCTGTGTGGCTATATGTAGAAGAGCATCGGTAAAACTACAGTTGTTGATATTCAGTATCTGTGCCACACTGAATGGCACAGGAATACTACTGCTTTTAGTAGGGTAGATGTAAACATCTGTTATTCCTGCAAGAAAAATCTCTTTGCAATTATCGGGTAAAACCATACGTATTATAATTTTGCTTGTTTTTTAATATTATTTTACATTCAATTTAACAATCATAAAGACTTTTAGTCCAACCATTGAAATTCATCAATATGATGACTACGTTCGGAGTCATCCCCATATTTCATGTCAAGACAGGAATACGACCGGAAGAAGTAGTGCTCCGCCTTGAGCCATCTTTCCACAATCCGGCGCATATTATCCTTCTCTTCCTTCGTGGGGTCTATGCCATAACGCATCAGAAAACGCTCAAGCATGGCAGCTTTGCTACGGGCTACGATTCTGCCGTTTGCCGTGCAATAGTCAAAGGTGGCAAGCACCCATTCCACTACGCTGCGCTTGAAGTCGTTGTTCAATGATTCAAGGAGCTTGTACACCCCATGCTTATCAAGATTCCACGTAGGAGTAACCACGCGAACGGTATCTATAACTTCAATCTCGTTGGGCAATTTTATACAGAGAAAGTCTTCATTGTCGCTCCTGCTGTAATCCTTATACCCATTGAGCTGCTGCACCTCTGCAAAGGTAAGATATTCCGAACTGTCACGCTTTACAACGACATTGCCTCCGAGAGGGTGTCTACCGTTCATCATGTTGCGCCACTGCTGATGGGAGAAGCACTGTGCGTTCACTTGTTGTGTAACGGCATCCGCATTGGACAGGGAGTTGCGCATCAGGAAGTGCTCAGGCATGTACATGTTGAATACTACAGGCTCGTTCTTGGCAAGAGTTTTGTTCGGGTCACGGTGGCGAAAATACTGACACCGGCTCGTAGGTAGACGAAGATAGATGTTAGGCATGAATGAAAAAATTAATGCTTTGTTTCAAAATATGTTTTCATTATCGCCGTAGTTACGGTAAAGGAGTAGTTAAGGGCATCACGGGCTTCAACCTTGCCTGTTATGCGGTCGATTTTCTTGGCTTTCTCTTCATCGACATTCATGGCAAGAGACATGGTGTCAATATATCTGCCGCCAGACTCGGTATGCTTGATAAACGTCTTGGCGATTTTCTTGTCAACATCAAAAATCTTGTGTATGGCTTCCACCATATCCTCTTCCGTGCAGAAGCGAGACAACGGATGCAGCTTGCGATATTTCGCAGAGTAGGTCTTCAACCGTTTAGTCATATATTCATTGATGGAATCGGAGTAGTCAAGATACAACTGTGTTTCCGGTCTACAGACATCATCGGGGCGAGAAGACTTGAAGAAACCGCGCAGTTGGGTAAGAACCTGCTGTACGGCATCAAACTGGTTGAACTCTATTGCATTACCGAACACGTTGTACATATTCTGCTTTGCGTCTACGAGCAGACCTTCAAGCATATCGGCAAGAAAAACAATCTTGTCAAGGCTACTCACTAAAGTTTCAACCTTTTCCATAATTCCATCCTTGGAATAATCGACATAATACCTCAGCACATTGCCGAAAGGCAGAAAATCATAGGTTACGTCAGACTGGATATTTGACTGCACTAAGACAGAATATATCAAATCAGCCAACCTGCGGTCGCGCTGCTGAATGGCGTTGACAATGGCTGCCATTTGCGTAGTATTCTTTGGTATACGTACCGTTGACCTTACCAGGGCGTTGCGCTTTTCCACGGCTTCAGTAAAATCAGGGTTGGCAAACAGTATTTTTAGTGCCTCGGTATACTTCTGGGCAGGCACGTCTTTCATATCAAACGTATATAACGTAGGCTGCGCCTTTATTTTCTTTTCTCGAAGCTCGTTGGTCGTCGAGGTAGATTTATTCTTCTTGCTCATGGTCTATTTTACATAATATGCGTTATTCATAAAACGGACAGCCGCTTTTAACGGTTGTCTCCGTTACCGTCAATCAAGCCATGCTGCTGACGCGACTGAAGCTTTTCGAGGTTCTGCCGGCAGACATCTTCAAGACTGAAACCAAGCACAGAACATACTCCGGCTATCTGCCACATCACGTCGCCACATTTTTTCTCGATGTCCTTGATTTCTTCCTCAGTCATGCCATGGAAGGTCTGTGTCAAGATGCGCTCTCCGTTCTTGTCACGATCGCTCGTGCCGATAAACAACTTGCCCTTGCGGATTGCTTTTGCAAGTTTGGAGTGTAGTTCACCCACCTCTCCGCAGAGATTCATTGTCATGTAGGCGATATTGTTACAAGTAGGCATGCAGGTAGTCATTGCCTTCTGCTGATATTCATTCAAAGTAAGATTATCCATAAACTAATTTGCGTTTTATTCAACTTTATGGTTATATATCAAAGTCGGGAATATATTCTCGCATTCTTCCTATTATAATTCCGCGTATCACACCGCACACGTATTTTGCGTTGGGATGTGCCTTGCCGGTAGTCTCATTGAAGCGTAGGTCAATGATATGTTTCCACTCATTGAGGTTATAGGTGTAGGCAACCACGGTGTAAGTGTCGAGAGGTAAAATGCCACGTGCGTCCTGCGGTTGCAGTCCGGCTCTCAGCAGACGGGTATATATCCATGAGCTGAAGCGGCAAGCTGTCCGGTAGAGGAATCGCTGACGGCGTGTACCAGCATGATACCATTCGGGCTCGGCTATCTGTACTCCTCCTTTCTTCTCCAGGTTACAGTAACGGGTACTTTGCTCGGCAATAGCGTTGGGGGATGTACGGTTGAGCTCTCGCGAGGTGCTTATCTGTGTGGTGACAACGAACGTCATACGCAAGAGCCACAAAGCTGCATTGCATTTGGCTTTCACAGCCCGACGAATAAACTCTTCCTCGTCTATCTGGAACGGCATAAGCATGTTCTTCAACTGCTCTTGCTCGCACAAAAACTGCAGATTGGTACTAATCCATACCTTGCTGCCCTTTACGGCATAGGATATATAAGGCGAGGCAACCATCAAAGACCATACCAGGGTAGTATGCAATTGCTTCTCGTTAGGCACGAAGAAATATGCGGTAGCATGGCGAAACATGGAGCGGTGTCCGCTTTCCCAGAAACTCTTGCTACGCAACATGTCGCGCTCATGCAAGAAAGCCTTGCGTTCTTCGCCATCAAGACCTGGATCGGGCAGCTTGCCCTCACTCTTGTAACATATCCTGCCTACATCGGCGATATGTTGTGCAAAATCTTTCATTGGCCACCAAGCCACAGAGGGATCTATAAATTTCATATATATATGTATCTTTAAGTTTTTTATTAATCAGTAAAAGTAGACGAGGTTTCGCCAAAGGGACTGAGCTTATCCATGACAAATGGTATAGTACAGACATATTGCGCTACTTTATAGCGTAGGTCTTCTTTCGACATACCTCCATTGTTAAATATTCTGCGGTCGAATTTAATCCCCATAGCTGCATTCAGACGCTCCACGTCCCGCAATATACGTGAGAGCTTGACACCTCTTGCCAAACGTGTTACTGTAGAACTTTTGATATAAAAGGAATATATCTGAATTTCGGGATGACGATCTTTCATGTCTATCAATCCGACTTCATCCACAATATAGATAGCTATATCTTTCACCTGATCTACAGTAGCCCAATATTCATAGCCACCATACTGTGTATATGCTAACACCTCATCAGGATCCACATTAAACTCTTTTACAAAATGATGCTCTCTGCCTTCCTGTTCTCCTTCACGCATAGGACGTGTGGTATAGGAACAGATAATAGGCCAGTCTGTCATTTCTGACATTATCCGAGCTACAGTGTCCTTTCCTGCACCGCTCAGACCGGTAATTGTTATTAGTTTCATATCAATCTTCTTTATATTCACTCAAAAGAGCGTTGCCGCAGGTTATTCTATCCTCGTCCTCTTCCACAGAAGGAACAAAAACAATCACATCCCAACCTGCCTTGACAAGCGGTTGTTCAAACTGTTTGTAAACATCGTATGTGTAATATCCCTCCTCAGTCTGAATGCCATTACTTATAGCCTCTTTTGTCTCGTGAATAGGAGTTATCTTTACAATGAACTTTTCCTTATCAAAGAGTTTGTCCAAAACGGCAGGGTCTAATATCGTGTCTTTAGTGACAGGAAAATTCAACGTGTACTTTCTGCCGACCGGCATAGGTAAATCACGGCAAATCTCTGAGATTTCCTGCAAAGTCAAGGATCGACCACGGAACAAATCATTACGCTGCTCTTCATCTGTAGAGTTTATAGACAACTGCAATCCGGCTTCACCTCTAAACTCGTAGTTCTTGAGTTGACAGAACTCACCAAGAATACGTTTCAGAGTTTTGCTTCCCAAAGAACCCGGAAGCATGGTCGTAAATACAGGATGGATAACATCTGCATCCATGAATACGTTGACATCATCCCTGAGATAGCACAGCAAATATATCTTGATGTTATTCCAGTTGAATGACGGTTCGCCCATACGAGCCAGATGAAGGTTGAAACGCTTGGTGTGCTGACACTCCGAACGAACGATAGCCGATATTACTTCTTCTCGCAGATCGCTAACCTTAGCATTACCGTGGAAACCGACTTTAGGGCAGTCACAGAACTTACATTTCATCGGACATCCTTTTTGAGTGGAAATAGTAACAACCATCTTATCCTCAAGATCTACCTTCTTATGGGTTACACCATTAATTTCCTTAGTCAATCCAAGGAAGTCCGCCTTTATGTTGGCTTCCTTGCCATAGTCGCCAACATATAAATATTCAAGACATTTTTTAGTATCACTAAAAATTGCTCCAGTACGAGTCTTAGATTCTTTAATCATAATAGAAATACATATCGTTTTATTGATATTTTCAATCTTTAATTCAAATGGACGAGAAGTTATAAAACGAGGTGAGCCACATTCTTTATACGGCACTTCTGTGATAGTGATGGCGATAGTGATAGCCACCGCAGTCGGGTGATAGTGATAGCGAAATAAAAGATGTTGACTGCGGAGTGATTTTCGCGCAATACTTGCTCTAACCAGCTGAGCTACTTTTCTTCCGAAAAGAAAAGATAGGATTCGAACCTATGACCTCGTGAGACACGTTTCGGAAAAACGTATGATTCACTAAAAAGAAAACTCCGTATGCTATCAGTGTGAGGGTCAGTTTCACGGTACAAAACCTTCAGTCTGACCTTACCCACCTCGTATTATATTTTATGTTTTACAAACCGTTGACCTCCGCATATATTCCCTGGAGATTATTAGGGATGATAATGCGCAGAGACGTTATCTCTTTGATTTCTTCCTGTTGCCACTCAACGAACATCGTCTGTAATCTCGACATTTCGGTATCGAAATTGTTTCTCTTTTCTTGATGTTCTGCATACTTCTTCTTGTATTCAGCCAATCGCTTGCTGTACTCCTTCTCGGCTTCAATGCGGAAACGATGCTCAATACCATTAAACTCAGCTTGCAATGCTCGATATTCGCCCTGAAGCTGAAAGAAGGTCCTGTTCAGTCGGTCGATGGTACCGGGTTCAACATTATAAGAGAACACGACCATATCGCGGCCTTCACCTTCTATCTCCGTAGGATTAGCCAGACGGTGTGACACTCTCTTCAAGGCCAGAGGCAACAGTCCGTCGGGATGAATATACTTACCATACACCGCCATCTTGGTTTTCAACTCAATATAGCGGTTGCGATCCTTTACGTTCAGAATCTCGTTGCCCACCTTGTCAATATCGGAAACGGGGTCAGGAGCAACCGGCTTTTCAGGAAGAGTAATATTGTGATCGTCAGCCCACACCATGAAGTTGCAGTCTTGCACTGACTTCAAACCTTTCTCACGTTCATTGATAGCCTCACGCAGCCAACCGATAAGGGCATTGCACTGAGCTACGCGACGTATAACATCGGGAATAGCATCAAGGGTGTCAAGAGGGGCTTCCACAATCGACGGCTGTGTATCCCCAAGCAGACGTGCGCTCTTGGTGTAAAGACGTAAGGTATCAGCCTGCGCTAAGATGCGCTGCGCATACTCTTTAGCCATGTTTGCAACATGGTTAGCAGATGTGGCTGTCAAACCTTCTTTCGCAAAAAATACTTTGTTCATATATATCGTTTTTTGTTCGTATTTTAACATTTTAGCAATCAGTAGAGAATCATAAGACCACCGTAAGACATCCGTAAGCTATCCGTAAAGGACGCATAGAAGGTGTTTTTAGTTAAAAATCCTTCCGATTTACTGTGTCTGCAACTGTTCTAAAAAGAAACATCTTACTACATATCTTAATCAATTTCGTCACTTCAATTCGTTCTTCCATATATTTCCCGCAGTTCTTCACGTGTAAGGAAAATATCACTCTTATGACACATTTTTATGAAAGTGTTTTCTGTTACTTTCGGATAATTGGCAAACTGCGGCCACATTCTTCTTAACTCCGACTCACGACGAGCATTAGAATCTGGTGGACGGAAACGTGATATACGTCTCCACATATCCAGTCCTGCCACATGGTCAATGCTATATAAAGAAATGCCACACTTCACCCACTCTTCATAATTACCCATAATGTCAATACCTTTTGCTTCTATCTTGCTCACCAAACGCTGAGCCTTGAGGTAAACAATATCGGGAGTATCATCCTCCCAAGAAAATTTGCGGTATCCAGGATTACAACCCGAAGCACCATTCGACACGTGCGAAAAGGTTCGATGATAACATGGCGCTGGTGTCAGTTCCACTTCGCTTACATTAAGCCCCTTGTACGCCACGGCACCTTTATTTATATATATATGCCCAGGATCATCCCACGAGGCAAAGCGTACACGACCAATATTGCCACACTGTCTGTCGAGCATAATACCGAAAGCAGCATACTCTTTTAGTAGGGCTTTAAATTGTTCCTTATGTCGGTCCGGATAAGCAAGACGTACTAAGCCGAAACATCCCATACCACTACACGAACGCATCAATAAGGCTATCTCAGGGCGGAACTGGCAGACCATGCGGATATTCTCGAAATTGCTCAGTTGAGCATTATCTGCCAAGTCAATGTCTATGGCGAGCCATCCGGTATGCTGCTTCAGATGGGTTTCACGGCGCGACACAGGGGCGATATATTTGCTTCCGTCACGACGAGTACATTCGTCGTTGCGTATCTCAAAGAGTCCGCTCAATGTAGCACCAGGTAATCGCTTCTTGGTTTTAATATACTCAGGCATTTTCTTTGCCTTGGCTCCATACTCCTGGCGCAGGGCGCGAAGATGCTCCACATACGGCTTCCACCTTTCCGTCAGACAAAACTCACGGATAGACATCTGCTGAATACACTCCCCTGTCTCTTGGTCTACATATCGACCTACATTGTCAAGTGCGTCAGAATATATGGAACATATCTCGTCGAACATATCTTTTACACTCCTTATTGTTTTCGGTTACAAAATTAAAAAATACATTTCACTCCAACAAACATTTTGTCTTTTTATTTGAGTGTCACATACTTTTTAACTTTTATAGTTCTATTAGTTAAGGGTTATACCTAATATTAAGCCAAGTAATATTCATAAACATCAGTTTCGCCCCAACCTTTATATATATACCTTTGCCACAAGTCCGATAATGGACGAAACTAAACAACACAAACACTATGCAGATTAAAACGCAAAACGGCGACTATGACGTTGCCAGCAAGGGACTGGGCAATACAGCTCTCGGTCTCGGCATCGCAGGATTGGCTACCAGTCTGTTAGGCGGTGGTGCAATGCTCGGTGGTCTTGGAAATGGCAAACAAATGACTGCCAACCCTAACGACCCCGACGCAAGGTTCGTAACCAAGAGCGAGACTAACCTGATCCAGGAGAACTCTACTCTCAAAACGGAACTTGCTATCCAGAAGAGTGAAAACTACACAGACAAGAAGCTTGTAGAGGTGACACAGTATATCGACACGAAGCTGCGCCGTGTGGAAGACAAGGTTGATGCCAACAAGGACGCACAGCAAGCCGTGAACGCACAGCAGATGGCTTACAATGCCGCTGCAAATGCAAACATCGACGTGCTGAAGTCACAGGTGGCAGCACTGAACGGTGTCACTAAACTCTTTGTACCGTCATCTAATGTCTGTCAGACGGGATGCGGTTGTGGTTGCAACGCATAAAACGTGAAGTGATATGGAATATTCTAATTCACAAATCTTGGCAGCAGTCGTGTCCGAATGGGCGCGACCTGCCATTTCACAGATTGCCGCAGGTAACATCATGCGTCTGCCTATGCTCCAATCGCTGCAAGCTACTATCGGCTCGCTCGGACTGGTAAGCGGAACGTATAACCTACAGAAGGATATAGAACCGCTCATCCAACCTGTAGTCAACTCACTGGTTACTCCAATGCTCACGCGCTACTTCAGACAGATACCGGAAGAAAGTATTCCGCAGATGGCGCACGACATTGTGGAGAAGATTCGCTACAACGGACCGCTATCCGTTCTCGAAGGCGTGATAACGTTTGACGAGGAAGACCTGGATGAACTTGCTGACCTCTTGCAGAAAAACCTGCCGGTGGAAAGTGTAGACCATTACCAGGTTAAGAGATAAGTTTACTAACATAAGCGTCGGCTCGCATCGTCGCTATATTAAAACACAAATAAGAATATGAACAAACGTACTATTCCGGCTATTATTACAGCCACGCTTGCAGTAGGCGCAACAGCCACTGCTCCCTATTATGACGTGAATATCACACAGCAGCTCTGTACTCCGGCTTGTGTGGACGAGACACCCGTGTTTACTCCCTCATTCTCGGTAAAGAGTATTGCAAAAGTGGGTACATCGCAATACCTTGTAGTACTCCATGTGGAAGGTGTTATCAACTATGTTCCGTGTAACTGTGGCACATGCTGCACTCGCTCGCAGATGGTAAGTCAAGATTTCACCATTCCGGTATTCAGTGCTACCGACATCAATAGCGTCACACCTACCATCGGCGCGGTACAGAACGGTATCGCCAGGATTGCCTGCTGCTCATGCAGCAAGACTTTCGTATCGGATGCACCCCTCACCTTAACCATCGCATAGCATGCCTATGTTCCTGTTGACAAGCATGATCCTGATGGTATCCGTGAATCTCATTCACCATCTCGGACTGGCTCAGGCTGTTGCCGAGGTGGTGGATAAGATACTGGGATGCAGCCAATGCTTGACGTTCTGGAGCGTTATTGCCGGACTGACATATCTCGGTCAGGACATTATTACGGCGGTATTCCTTGCTATCACGATGGCTTACCTATCTAATTGGTTTGGACTGATATTATTGTATCTCCAAAGAAAATTCACTACATTGTATGAAAGAGAAAAAGATAAAAAAGCAAGATGAAAGTAAGCCAATGGAGAAATCTTCCGGCTTTCAACGGCATACAACATTCGCTACTTTGGTGCCGATAATTCCCAAATTCAAGGGCATCTGCCCTAATTGTTAAAACAAAAAGAAAATGAAATACATTCAATTAATAGAACAGGCTCGCGCCACTGGAGTGGCGAACGAGAGTAAAATGAACGCGGCCATCGCGCAGATGTCGTGCGACCTTGAAAGCGTAAAGAACGAGAAACCAAACTTGTTTTGGCGTATTATGCGTCATCAGCATGCTGTACTCTATGACCGCCACTACAGCGAGAAGTTTGCCAATCATGACGTGAATTGTCTGGAGTATGGTGAACCGGATGAAGAGGGTATGCCCACCCTGCATGGCGCACATTGGACACGTTCGCAGGTTATGGAAGCTACACGCGACCTTGAGTTTCATCCAAAGGTGAACAACTGGGACAAATATGTAGCCTTCAATGCCATGTACGCCGACCTCTGCACCGACATGAAAGAGGAAGAGATAATCACGGCAGCATACCTGTTTTACTTCCGTGATGCCGACTGGCAGACGGATGATGATTGCACTAAGATATGGGATTACATGTCCTTACATGCAACAATGTAAAATGACTTTTTGCTAAAAAGAATAAAGCATCAAAAAAGTCCCTCGCGCCATTCATTATGCCGCAAAGGGACTTTCATTATGCAACAAAAAACTTATTTTATCTTTCTATTAGTATTTCTTTTTACTAATAAGTCTAACATAAGCGGAATTTATCTACCTTTGTATTCATAAAACTTACATTCTTTCATTTAAAAACAATAACTATGGAACTACGACATCTACGATCTTTTGTTTATGTGGCGGAAACTCTTTCATTTTCTGTCGCCGCCGACCGATGTTGCGTCACGCAATCGGCAATCAGTCAACACATCAAAACCCTGGAGGAAGAGCTGGGATGCAAACTACTAATTCGTACCTCGCACGACATTACGCTTACAGAATACGGCGAAGCTCTTTTGCCTCGCGCAAAGGACATACTAAAGCAGACCGCCGACTGTAAAGAACATATACATGCACTAAACAACTGCATGACCGGTGAGTTGCGTATTGGTGTTGGTTCGTTTATCGCTCCATATATCCGCGAGGCTGCAATCATTTTTATGGAGCGTTACCCTAACGTAAGGCTTAATGCTGAAATGACAAAAGCCACCAGCCTGAACCATCTGTTACGCAACCACGAACTCGACATAGCGTTCACGATGAACACAGCATATAAGAATGAGGGTATTGAATCTATACCGTGCATACCCTTCCATATCTACGCCATAATGCGCAACACCCATCCATTGGCAAAACTGCCGGAGGTGTCATATAAGGATATGCTCTGCCACAGCGTTATTATGCCGGCTGTGGGGGAACGTGTGTTCAATACCTTTCAGCAATATATGCGACACGACCTTACGAAGCTCAACATCAAGTGTATAGTAAGTGATCCTGACGAAGACCTTGCTATCGTGGAGGAAAAACAAAGCATAACTTTTATGCCTAAGCTTTATCTGAAGAACCACCCTACCCTCGTTGCCAAACCTATTGCTGAACTAAAGACAGCCCTTATGAGTAATGCTCACTATATGCAGGACGTGCCTCTCAAACGCTCCGCACAGATATTCCTTGACATTATAAGACAAGAAGCAATACCATATATCCAGGAATTGGAGAAAACCTATTGAAGATGCGAGAAACGGCAGAGAAAAATGAACTTTACCGCTTCTCGTGAACATTTTTGCCCTCAAAAGTTCAAAAATGATTTCTACCCTATTGTTAATTTTCCTTTTATTGTTCAAAAACGCTCTATGGAGTTCACGTCGTGACCCCCATTTGACCGCTATTTGAATACTCTCAAAAAGGTTTTTTTTGCCTAATTTTCAACTACTTATTATATATAAAGTTCAAAAAATAAATTATTTTCTTGGTTTTCAGGAGCGTAAAGACAACAAAAAAATATAAAAATATAGAAATATATGGCGAAAAAACCTCTTTTTCGAGCCGTTTGCCTTTCCTCTTAACTATCGAAAACGATTTGATTATCAGATGTTTACGGCATAGCCGTGAATGCTACTCACTTATTGTTTGAGGTCGGGGGATTTTGAAAAGGGCAAAATAAAAATGGTCGGAAAATTTTAAAGTCAGTAGTGAAACGGGGAGATTTTTGGACTTTTGGACTTCTGTGGGCGAAAAAAGACGCGTTTTCGACGATGGAAGTCCACTAAAATAAAAGACCGTCACGTCATCACGACGGGGCGGTCTTTTTTAATGTTTGCTATATGAAAACTATCGAAATGTTCTTTTTGCGTTTTATGCCTTACCTTTCATAAACTGATAGGCTTTTGTCATGCTGTCATAGAGTTTACCACGGCCATACATATCTATTCTTGCCTCTATTGGCTCGTCGAGACGCACGAGGAGGGCTCGTACGGCTTGCAGGAGGGCTGCATTGCTGGCGACGCTTGCTGTCAACAGGTCGTCTGCCGCTGACGCGCCAGACGGGAGATTACCTATGGTCTCGCCAACGTTGCCATTATCAAATGCCCGGCGGGACGCGCTGCGTCCCGAATAGTTGCGGTCGTAATTGACGAGAGCCTTCAGAAGTTGCGGATTGTTCATCATCATGGCTTGTGTGGTCTCGCGTCCGATTACCAATTCTGGGCCATTCTCGGCTACTAAGGATGGTTGGCCGTTGATGGTGGTGGCGGTAGGCTGTGTGAGGAGCGATACGCCATCGTGGGGCTTGTTGTCCTCTGTTGCCCAATAGAGACTGCCATCGTTGCCAACGAACGGTTTCAGGTCTTGCACGTTACCGGAATCGTAAGTAAGCATGCCGGAGACGATTTTGGTGTTTTTGCCGGAAGAAGATGTGTTTGCCTTATCACCTCCTCCAATCTTACTGATAGCAAAGTTGAGCAAGCCCATAAGGGTAGCCATCATTGCACTAAAGGCGATTGGTCCGGCGATAGGTCCGAGAGTGCTGACACACCAGCCGAAGATACCTGCTGAACGAAGGGCTGCCATTACTTGCTGATGAATACCTTCAAGTTGCTGTTCGGTCAAATGCGTTGCTTCATCCGCAGCTATCATTGCTTCCCCATTAGCTACCTGTCCTTGAACTTGTGCCGTACCGAACGCCTGCTGCATAAGGAGCAACTGCGTATAGTGAGCCGTGGTCTGCGCACGGTCTATTTGCTGTTGGCTTATCATCTGAAGGGTGTTGGTGGCAAACGCTTTTATCATCTGCTTTAAGGCTGTCTTCAATGCCTTGCGTCCTTCAGAAGCGTTTTCGGTCATAGTGGCAAAAGCATCGCCCACCGACTCGCCGAAGGTTTGCAACGGTCCCATGAAGGTAAGAAGTGAATTATACTGCTCAAACATATCTCCCGTGAGCTTCTTGGCATAGTTAGCCTGTTCTGCCATGATTGACTTTCGGGCATCAGCAAGATGTAGCTCACTGGCGTTGTGCTCTTCGAGGAACCTATAATATCGCTCGGCAAACTCCATGCGAGCCTTCATTAGTTCAAGTTCAGGATCGGAAGCCTGTACCGACTCCATACCCATACGCTGACCGGCATTACGGTAGCCACCCTTGACTGCCACCTCTTGCTCTGCACCAGGTAGAGCTTTCTGATATTCCTTATAATAATCAGTCTTAGACCATCCGTAATCATTCAGTCTCTTGCGCTCGTCGTCGCCCTTCTTGCTTGCCGACTCGTATTCGTTGTTATACTTTATCAGTTCGAGATAAAGAGCCTTGAGATTTTGCGCCGAGAGTTTTGAAAAATCGAAGCCCTCATTTGCTACAGACAGGAACTGAAGGAACTGATTCTGAAATTCCTCGCTTTCCGGATTGAGACTATATAATACAGTAATAGACTCGCGTGCCTTAGTAGTCAGCTTGTCAAAAGCAACATTCATCTTTTCAAGACCTTCGGGAGAGTCGGTACGAATACCCGCGGCTGGCTGCAGGAAACCTAAGCGATCGAAATTGCTACGGGTGTTGCGGTCAACAGCACCTGTATAGTCATGTTCGTTCAAGATCTTCTGTATCTCGCGCTGACGGGCAAGCAACTTCTCTGCTGCCTCGCGCAATTCCTTAGAGCCATTGGCAAATATCTGGTCGAGCAATGCGCCGAGGTTTTCTGCGAGAGTCTTATTGTTTTCGCGAGAGAGGTCGCCGGACAGTTTGGTGAACAATTTATGAAGTTCGCCCACATCCGCTTTGCCAATCAAATCGAGCAGTTGCTTAGAAGTTTCCTCATCGTAAACCATCACATCCTCGTCCATGTGGGAATAGAACTCTTTCCAGCCATCGCCAAGATTAGTGATAGACTGGCGAGCCGTACCAAGAGCACGATCCATTTGCGATTGTAGATAATCCAACTGTTCCTTCTGCTGACCTTCACTAATCTTCTCCCCATCGGCATTCATCTGAACCACCCATTCCAGGTATTTGCGCATTTGTTCCTCATAGAAAGCCTTGATATTAGCGATAAGCGCATTGGCACGGTCTTTTGCTATGTTCTTTTCATCACGGTTAGGATTACCACCGGAACCAGTGTTTCCCCCACCTTTACCACCACCAACAATTTTTTCCTTTTTCTTGTCTTTCTTGTCATCAACAACAAGTTTTGCTCCAAATTCTTTATACAACGCATCCTCTTGTGCAACAATATCTTTATATTCGCGTAGAGCTTTATTACGCGCCCACTCTGCTGCATACTTTTGCATCCGTTGTCCGATAGCACCGGATGCCTGTCCACCCATCGCAGCACCACCCGAAGTGACCGGTGTTGCTCCAAAATATTTTTTAGAAGACTTCGCAAGTTTTTTCGAGTCAAGAGAATATGTAGGGTTAGGTGTACCGGAAAAGGTATTCACATTAGTATTGGCATACGCTTCTGTCTTCTGCTGAAGTTTAAGGAAAGCATCCACTTTTTTACGTCCAAGTTCGGCAAGTTTAGAGCGAGCACCTTCCAGTTCATAGTAACTCTGCAAACGCGTGAAGTTTTTATCCCAAGCCTTAGTGTTCTCTTTAACAGCTCCTGTCTCTGAGTTAATCTTTGCGTTAAGGTTAGGAATAGCGCTATTCAACTTTTCCATAGCTTGACGACGAAGAGCCATAGAGGCTGTAGTATCGTGCATCACGTTGTGCAAACTCTTCAAGGATTCTTGCTCCTCCATAGCTCTGCGCTTACCTTCCTCTTGAACCTCATTGAGCACTCGCTGTCCTGCTGACACCTGATAAAGCGAAGCCGTCCACTGGGCAAGTTTCACAACAAGAACTCCAGCAAGACCAATAAGACCGCCCATCACACTCATCTGTCCCACAAAAGATAACTTCTTGAAAGACGAAAACATCACATTCCAAGCGTTCGCAAGAGACATTGTTTTGCCAGTCAACCCAGTTGTAAGTTCTGCTAACTTAGCAAACGCACCGGCTACTCCTGCCGTACCCAACATAGTAACGAGCGTCGGCAACATACTAAGGAACAGCTTCATTGCGGTCATAAGCAGCATAATAAGCATACGCACCTCGGTCATAAACGTAATGTTATGAACGAGAGCATCCACCATTTCATACCATGCCTTAGCCAAATCGCGCACCGGACCACTTGCAGCATCTGCCGAAACGAACTGCTTCTCAAAAAGGTTAGCGGCTCGTTCCATATATGCAGCAGCGGTCTCCTGCTGCATTTCATACTCCGTAGTAACAGCCGTACCCTCATTGAAAGCCTTGTTAGATTCAGTAACGGCCTTGTCGAGCATACCTACTTTTTCTGCCATCGTAACCATGACCTTAGTAAGACGAGCACCGTCCTCAGAACCAAGATCCTTGAAGAGAGAGTTTAGCGCAAACACGTTCTTGCTTTCGTGCATCTTATGGAATATAGTTTGAATGGCTTCCATACCTTTGCCTTCCTCAACCATCTTCTTCAACGATCCTTGCGCAATGCCAAGGTCTTTTTCTATTGAAGAAGTTCCCTTGCGCAACTCTACCACAAGTTTACCAAACGCAGTAGCTGCCACTTCGGGCTCAAGGGCCATGGAGTCTACAGCAGAACCGATAGCGAGAATGTCAGGTGTCGTAAGGGATGCTGCATCACCAAGCGCAAGCAAACGGTTGGAGAAGTCAACGATTTTGCCCGAACTGGCCGTAGATGTAGATGCCAATCGGAAAATGGCAGAGCCAGTTCTCAGCATAGCATCTTCCACGCCATACTTATCTATAAGGCCCGACACCTCAGTAATCTTAGCAAGAGCCGTTAACGCTTCAGCGCCCAAATCCTCTTTCAATGCGACGTTTACCTGGTCGGCGGCACGAACGAAACCTGCTAAATCTTTAGTTGTAACGCCAAGCTTAGCTCCCGCATAGGCCAAGTTGTTTAGCTCTTCTATGCTTGTACGGGTCTCAATTTTAGAAAGTTCCTTAGACAACTGAGCCACGTCTTCTTGTGAACTTAGCGCAACCTTGCGGATATTGGTAAGCTGTTCTGCAAACTTGGCGTTCAGACGAAATATATCAAAGAGATATGTCTTGAGCATATTGAACGCTGAAAACAATCCGACGTATGCCGTGAGGTTCTTCAGGGCTGTCTGCCATGCCCCGCCCTGCTTGTGTGCTGCGCCCGTCGCCTCGTCGATATTCTTCTTCAGCTCCTTCATCGACTTCTGTCTGTCAGCAAACTCCTTACTCTTGGTATTAATTTGGTTCAGTTCCTCTTCGAGTTGCTTGTAAGCACGACGCAGTTCGTCGAGAGAAGCCTTGCCTTGCTTGCTACGAGTGAGAATGTCGTTAAGAGCCATCTGCGACATGCGGGTACCCTTGAGGGTCTGTTCGAGCATGGAGTATTGGCGACGGAGGTCGGCTACATACTTGCTACCAGCGGGGAGTTGTTGTATCTTCTGTGCGATTACTTCCATCGTGCGCTTGATGTCTTCACCCGAAGCCTTGTTAGGTTCAGCCAATACCTGCTTCATCTGCTTCCAGCTCATTGATGCTTTCTGAGTCTTACCCGACACAGCCTCTAATCGCTTCTCTATCTCCTGGAGCTCGCTGTTGTATTTTGCAATATCAGCCGAATTGCCTGTAGGTGTATTGTCGCGAGCCTCAGTAAGCGTAGACTTGGCTCGGCGCAAATCAGATGCCGAAGCGTTTTGACTGGTTACGGTCTGACGAGCCTCAGTTACGCTCATCTTACCCTTGCGTCTGTCCTCCTCGGCTTCAAGCTGCTTCAATGTGGCGAGATTCTGCTGATAGGACGCATCCGATTTTTGCAGCGAACCTACGAGGTCACGCTGTTGCTTGATGGCCTTGTCGAGCCATTGATCTGACTGGTTGGAGACATTCTTCAGACCATCAGCAATCTTGACGTACTGACCCTCTATAAGGCGTATCTCATCACCCACCTGCTTCATCTCGCTTCGTATCTGCTCTGCCCTTTTCAGGTCGGCATCCGAGCCGGTAAGTTTAGCGAGAGCCGACTTGCCAGAACCCATAGCGCGGCGCAGATCGCGGAGCTTAGTATTGGTGAGGTCTTGCACCACCTCGCCCAATCGTTTCGTGTCCTCGATATTGTCGCGCTGCACTTGCGAGAGAGCCTTTAGCGTGCGTTCAGCCTGCTTACACTCAGCCGTATTAGCCTGACCTGCGGCTGTCATCCTCTGAATGTCGGCAGTATATTTTTGCACAAGATTGTCAATCTCTTCCAACACCTTCTTGGCTGTAGAGGCATTGGCCGTGATTACTACTTTTGCTAATCTTTGTGTTGCCATTGTTATTATTGTTTTTGTGTTGTTAGAGTGTGATATGAATATCCGAATTCTCGAAAGCCTTAATTATCTGTGCTTCGCCTTGGTAGCCGTAGAAATCAACGAGATAGTTTTGCATACGTGTCTGCAGGTGTCGAAGCTCCATCATAATGGCAGGACGCTGTGACCGACCCGCTCCATAGCGTTTCCATGAACGGACGTAGCGTCTTGCGTAGTTGGCCTTTCGTGCGCTATCCACATCGTTGTACTTAGTACCGAGACCTACACCCATATCTACAAAGCGCATATAGTCGTTGTAGGTAAACTCGTAGGGCCAGCCTTCGGGAGTGTCGTTCACAATCCTGCCTTGGAAAGAGTTTACGCCCACTCCTTCGGCGTGCCATTGAC